GTTATTTCATTGACAGGCTTGAGATACCACTTTCTGAAATTATATTGATTTATATTCTGATAAGCCATGATTAATGATAAATACCCGCTTCAAAGTATTTATAGTTAAAAAAAGAGGATGATAGCCATAGACCAAGAACTGTATTCGAATCCATACTATTTCTTATTGAGAGATAAAGGAAATAAATATTCTCTTTATTTTTCAGTAGAGACTACTTTGTCCGAAGCCAGGAAAAAAGATGAGAAAGTTGACTTTGATAAAAAACACGGTGATAAAGTGAGAAAACATCTATCAAAGATTGCTAAAGAAAAAAAAGTTAAATCCACCAAAGAACTAAAAGGTGAGATTGAAGAGTTAGTTACTGCCGATGGATCAATGGCCAATTCTAAGGTACCAATTTTAGATCCTAAATTACACCCAAAGAAAACTATGGACCAAACGGTACCAGCAGCAACAATTACAAACGATCCAATCACACGTGGATACAGAGTTTATTATGGTGAGTCAATTGAAGAAATCGGTGAAGAGGATTTATCTAAAGCCTTTGGTTATGAAGAAACTTCAGGTAAAACTCCATCACAAACAATCAAGATTTTAGATAAAATGGGTGTGGACAATGCAGTTGAAAGAGCAGATGAGATGGGTAAAACTATTAAACTTGACAAGAAGAAAAAGAAAGGTGCATTTGTAAGACAAAGAATTACCGAGAAAGAAAAGATAGAAGAAATCCAAAGACAAAAAATGTTGAAGGTTGTTGAAGATATCTTAATGAAGAACAAAAGTTCAAACAAATCTGACGTAGTAAAAAAACAAATAGAGGATAAAGATTCTGATGATAATGAATCACTTTCAGTGATCAAGAAGAATATAAAATCTTTGGTTAAACAAGCAAAGAAAAACGGTATGTCAAAAAACGACATTATAAAATTATTCGAGAGTGAACAGTGATCTTTATAATAAAAGGGTGAAATTTCCTGATGAAATGAAAGAACACATGAAAAGTTCTTTCAGTTCGGTTCAGAATGCAAATCAGTACACCGAGGGGTATAATAGAAACCAAGAGCTACAATCTCAAAACTCTGTAACTTACCAACAATTAAAAAGGATTAAAAACTTCTTTGATAATTTCAAAGGTAAGACAAACGAAGATCCGTTTGTTTTGAATGGTGGTGAAAAAATGAAAGGATGGGTAGATGGAGCTTTATCATTCCTTAGAAACTCAGTTTACATGACAAAACACAATAAATCTGAAACTGGTATGGAAAACCAACATATCAAGAATCATGAAAAAGATTATACGAACGTTAGACCATCACAAAAACACAAGTCAACTCTACAGAAGTATGATACCGCTGTAACTGAAAGCCTTAAAAGAATAAACAATTTAATGAACAGATAACTATGGCAGATTTACCAATAGATTTGAGTCAAGACGTTGAAAATCAACTTACAGCAATCGCAGACACTGAGAGAAAAAAATTGATCACAAGAAACGATTACAACGCAGAAAAAGTAATTTACTCAGTTAATAGTCCAGATGCAATTGCTGATGGTGATGAGTTGGGTAGAGGTACTGGCGTTTTCCTTGATGTGTATAATCAAAATGCGGGTACAGGACTTGATGTTGGCGAGAGAAAGAATGAAATCAAGATTAACAAATACAACGCCAATAAACCTTATCCGAACTTCTCTATTTAATGAAATTACAAGAATCTCTAAAAGAGTTAATTGTAGAGATTGCTTCTGTTGATAGCGTTGTTGATTGCATCAAAAAGAGACAGAAATGTATAATCTACTACGATGGTGATGAACCAGGTGGTAGAGGTTTGCGTCAAATTGAACCCGTATGTTTGGGTAGGATGAAAGGAACTAATAACTTAGCTTTACGAGCTTGGGATGAAGAAGGTGCATCCTTTACGGGATATAAAGGAGAACAACCATTACCTGGATGGAGACTTTTCAGATTGGATAAAATTTTATCTCTGAAACCAACAAACGAAATTTTTGATGCACCAAGACCTAACTTCAATCCAAATGGTGACAAATCTATGAGTAGTGTTATTATTGTTGTAAAATTTACCTAAAATGAGTGACTTAATGCAAAAACTGATGGTGTCTAAAGCCATCATGGACAAACATAATCAAATCCCAAGAGGAAATAATCCTGTACAATTACCTGATACATCTTTACAAGAGTTCGCAGCACCACAAGCCAAATATAATATTCCGAACGGTTTAGTTTCAGAAAGTTCTTTCGAAAACACGAAAGATGTTGCAAATCCTTCTGTGGATGCGATCAAGAAATCTAAACTACCTGACTCAATAAAAAAATTGATGTTAGAAAACCCTATCGTACCCCCACAACAATCTTCACCTGTATTGTCAGACGAATTAGTTGAAAAGGCTTCGAGACTTATGGGTAAAAAACAACCATCGGTTGAGCCAGTTTTAGAATCTAAATCAACTTCAAATATTGATCTATCGAGTATCAACAAGTTGGTTAAACAAGCGGTGAACGAAGCACTTAGAGAAAATGGATTGTTAGTAGAAGAAACTGAAAAAACTAACGAGAGTTTTTCATTCAGAGTTGGTTCACATATTTTCGAAGGAAAAGTAACTAAAGTCAAAAAAATCAAATAACAACTTTCTTTAATCAGGACAAAATACTATATTTTACCAAGTAAAATTATAATATGTCCAAAATTAAAGTATTGGTATTACCCTCAGACAGAACTGGTGTTGGTAAATTTAGATCTGTAGATCCACACATTTTCTTACAAAATCAACACTCAGATGATTTCCATGTTGATATTGTTTATGATCCTCCATATGATATAAACTATTATAAGGATTATCATATTGTTTCATATCATAGAAATATTGGGTTGGACTTCGATGCGGGAGTTCAATTAGTACAAGAACTCAATAAATTAGGAATTATCACAGTATGTGACATTGATGACTATTGGATGCCGACAAAGGATCACCCAATTCACGATGTTATTCGAGTGAACAAAATCAATGAAAAGATTGTAAATTGTATTCGTGTTGCAAAATATGTAACAACAACTACTTCTATTTTTGCAGATGAAATCCAAAAGGTAAATAAGAATGTTTTTATTCTACCAAACGCAATCAATCCAAAAGAAGGTCAGTTCAATGAACCAACTTTAGAGTCTGAAAGGATCCGTGTTGGTTGGCTTGGTGGTTCATCTCATCTTTCAGATATCCTATTATTGGATCAATCTTTTAGTAAACTAACAAGATATAAAGATCAAACTCAGTTTGTTATCTGTGGATTTGACACAAGAGGAACAATGACTGAAATCAACGGTCAAACAGGTGAACAAAAGAAAAGAAACATTTTACCTGAAGAAACAGTTTGGTCAACATATGAAAAAGTCTTCACCCAAAATTACACAACTGTTAGTCCTGAATACAAGGAATATCTTTTGAAGTATACACAAGATCCTTTCGAGGGAGAATTTGATCAACCTTATGTTCGAGTTTGGACAAAACCTGTAACTGCATATGCAAGAAACTATTCCAAGTTTGATATTTCTTTAGCACCTTTAAAAAACCACATCTTCAACAGAGTAAAGTCACAGTTGAAAGTAATAGAATCAGGATTCTATAAGAAAGCCCTTATTGCATCGAACATTGGTCCTTACACAATAGATTTGAAACATTCACTACAAAATGGTAATTTCACAGACGGTAATGCTCTTTTGGTTGACGAAAACAGAAATCACTCCGATTGGGCAAAATACATCGAGAAATTAATCAAGAATCCTAATTGGATTAAAGATTTAGGTGAAAGATTGTATGAAACCGTTAAAGACACTTATGATCTTAACAAAGTAACTAAAGATAGAGCACAACTTTACAAGAGCTTTTTATGATAAATGTTCCGTTAGAAAAAATATTATTCATTGATATAGAAACCGTTGGTTGTCAAAAGGACTTCGACAACTTGGAGAAATCTGATAAGAGATTATCAGACCTATTTAGTCATTATGAATCGTGGTTCAAAAAAAGGTTCCCTGAGGACATTGACGCCAATCTCAATCAGTTGTTCAGTACAAGGGCCGCTTTAGTACCTGAGTTTGCCAAAATAGTAACTGTATGTTTAGGTATTATTGATCAGAACGGTAAATTCAAAACATCAGTATATTCTAACGATAACGAAAGAACTTTATTGGTTGAGTTGAGAAAAACACTTTTCAAATGTGGAGAAATGGGATATTTTCTGTGTGGTCATAATGTTAAAAATTTTGATATTCCTATGTTAGCAAAACGTATGATTATCAATGGATTAAACCCACCAAAAATATTACCATCATACGATACCAAACCATGGGAAATTAGAGCGATCGATACCCGAGATGTGTGGCAATATGGTCAATACGCAACAATATCAACTTTAGATTTAATGTGTGGTGTGATGGGAGTCGAGTCTTCAAAATCTGACGAAATGGATGGATCGAAGGTTCATACTGTATATTGGGATGAAAAAAATATAGATAAAATAAACACCTACTGTGAGAAAGATGTTGTAGTATTGTACGAAGTAGTAAAGAAATTTGTAAATCTTTTATAATATGAATGAGAGTTTTAAAAAGGAATTATTAGATGCCGTTAAGAAAATAGAGGGTTTCGAAAATGTATTCGATGAAGAAAACGACATCAAAGAACTAGATGCCTTGTTAGGTCTTTCATCACAAGACCTTATGGATGAATCATCCTACTCTGTGAATAGAGGTTTGGGATATCAAAGAATATCTCCCTTGGCGATTAAACCAAAATACAACTATCCAACTGATTCAGGATTTGACCTCCATTCAGTGATTGATATAACCATACCAGCCTTTGGTCGTGCTTTAATTCCTACAGGATTGAAGTTTGATATTGACGATGGATATGAAATTCAAATCAGAACAAAATCAGGGTTAGCAATCAATCAAGGATTGATAGTACTAAACTCTCCAGGTACAGTAGATAATGGATATACAGGAGAATGTAAAGTTCCCGTCTTCAACACAAACCCAACCCCATTCAACATAACATGCGGTATGAAAGTTGCTCAAGCTGTTTTATGTCCTGTTGTAAATGGTCGATGGGTTGATTTGATCGAGAAAGATGAGATCTTAGATAAAGACAGAGGTGATAAAGGATTTGGTTCAACAGGTATAAAATAAAGAAATGATAACAGTAGGATATAGTACAAGGAAGAGTAATCCTGAGTTCATTGAGTATATCAAAAAGACTTCAGGATTCAAAAAAATTAACGTCATCGAAAAGGTGAACAACGGGGAAAAAAGTCTCAGTCAAGTTTATAATGAAATCATTTCTGAATCCGATACTGACATAATTGTACTATGTCATGATGATATTTTGTTTGACACGAATGGTTGGTATTCAAAAATACTAAAACATTTCGAAAAATCAGATTTCGGAATTTTAGGTGTTGCAGGCACTACTTTTATGCCAGAGAGTGGAATGTGGTGGGAACAAAAAGGGAGAATGGTTGGAATTGTTAATCACGAGCATGAAGGAAAAAAATGGGAATCAAAATACTCAGACTCATTAGGAAATGGGATCAAAGAAACTGTGATTGTCGATGGACTGTTTATTGTTTTAGATAAAACAAAAATCAAACACACTTTCGATGAGAATGTTCCAGGTTTTCACTTGTACGACGTAAATTTTTGTTTCAAAAACTTTATTGATGGAGTGAAGGTTGGGGTTATCACAAACGTGAGAATCACTCACAAATCCATTGGAATGGTTAACCAACAATGGGATGAAAACAGAAAAATATTCGCAGAAAAATATAAAGATCATTTACCCGCCAAAGTAAAATATAAATTTGAAGACAAACTCAAAGTTTTGATAAGTTCATTATTCTTCAAAACTTTTACAGGATCAGAGTTATATGTTTATGAGCTAGCCAAAGGGTTACAAAAACTTAATTGTGATGTGACCGTGCTTTCTGAAATTGATGGTCCGCTCAGTAAGTTAGCTAAAGAAAGAGGTATCAAAACTATTTCACACATGGAACCTCCAGGTTTTAAAATGGGTGATGGGAAGTGGGGATTCAACACTCCAAATGGAGTTGAACCTTCGACACCAAATGTGTTCTACAAAATCTCTGATGTTACTTATGACATCATCCATACACAACACAAACCGATCACAGAAAGAATTTGTCAGTTATATCCTGAGATACCAAAATTGACTACAATTCATTCTGAAGTTATCAGTTTGGAAGACCCTCACATTGATCCTTCTATCAAAAAGTATGTTGCAATCAGACCTGAAATAAAATCTTACTTGGAAGACAAGTTTGAAATGACAGACGTTGAGGTAATCTATAACCCTGTTGATAATACTAAATTCAAACCTAAAAATATTAAGGAAGAAAACGCAATCTTATTTGTTGGTACAATAGATTATTTGAGAGAAAACGCAATTAGAGACTTAATTGAAAAAACCAAAGAAGAGGGTATGGAGTTATGGTTAGTTGGTGAAGACAAGTCAAACTACCTGAAAGAAATTTTAGAAAACAAACACGTAAAACACTTCAAGGCAACTTGGTCTGTAGAAATGTACATCCAAAAATGTAAAATGACTGCGGGTATTCAGCTAGGTAGAACAACTATCGAAGGTTGGATGTGTGGTAAACCAGGATTCATTTATAAAGTTGATTCTTCAGGTGGTATTTTGGAGAAGAATCTTTACGAACCCCCGACTGATTTAGAGAAATACTATTCAGACAATGTTGCGAAAACAATAAAAGAAAAATATATCGAAATATTAAATTCATGAAAGTAGGTGTGATTGGTGCTGGTAGACTAGGATTGTCTTTTGCACTGGTTTGTGATCGACATGGAATACCTATGGTCATATCAGATTCCAATGAAACTTATAGAAAGAACTTGAAGAACGGGATCTGTATCACTAACGAACCTCAGATCACAGAAATGTTTTCTAAAAAAAGGTTCTTAGAGGTTGTAGATACTAATCAGGAGGTTATAAAAGAATGTGAATATATTTGGACCTTTGTTGAGACCCCATCTACCTCGGATGGAACCTATGATATTACTAAATTATGGTCTGTAGTTGACGATTTTGTATCCACTTTCAAGAATGGAGAACAAGTCATGGGTAAAACTTTCATTGTGGGGTGTACAACAAACCCTGGTGATGTTGAACAGATTGCCGAACTATTGAACCAATATTCAATTAATGTAATTTATAACCCTGAGTTTGTTGCTCAAGGAGAAATTGTTAAGGGTATAGAGGATGCAAAAATGGTATTAATAGGTTGCCCCGATGGACACGATCTGAAAATAATTCTTAATCTTTATAGAATAATTTGTGGAACAAGTACCCATTTCAATGTGATGTCCTACACATCCGCTGAACTCACTAAAATAGCAATCAATTGTTTTCTGACTACTAAAATTTCTTTCGCCAATATGATTGGTGAAATTGCAATCAAAACAGGTGTCGGTAGTGAAATTAACAATATATTAAAAGCCGTAGGATCGGATCCAAGAATCGGTAATTCATTTTTGAAGTATGGATTCGGATTTGGTGGACCTTGTCTTCCAAGAGACAACCGAGCACTTTCCGTACATGCAAAAAAACATGGGGGTGATGCTAAGTTATCAGACTTAGTGGATTTGATGAATAATGAACATACCGAATTCCTCGCACAATATTATTCAGAATTGAACCCTGATAAGACCATACCATTTGTAATGAGACACATCTCTTATAAGAGAGGTACCGATATTCTCACTGACTCCCAACAGTATAATTTTTGTTTGAAACTATTAGAAAGAGGATATACAGTTTATGTACAGGAAATAGAATCTGTAATTGAACAATTCAAAAAGAAAGATATGAGCGAGTTTGGATCAAGACTCAAGTTTTTCAGATACACCACTAAACCAGAGGGATTCCAAATTGAACTATGACAATTCTAACAACATCATATAATTGCGAAAAATTTATTGAAAGAAGTTTGTTGAGTATAATGTCTCAGAAATTCAAAGATTTCAAATGTTACATCACAGACGACATGTCAACAGACTCCACAGTAGAAAAAATAAAATCAGTTATTCAGGGAGATGATCGATTCATATTGATTGAAAATCATAGTAAGTTATATCAACCAGGTAATTACGATCAAATAATCAGATGGAGAGCTTTGGACGGTGATGAAATTTGTGTAGAAATCGATGGGGATGATTGGTTACCAAATCCAAATGTATTATCCAAAATCAATGAGATATATCAAGATGAAAATGTTTGGATGACAAGTGGTTCTTTCAAGTATCATGACGGCAGACCAGGATTCAACAGACCGATAACCTCCTTAGATAATATAAGAAAATCTAATTTTACCCTTTCCCATCTCAGAACATGGAAATCTTGGTTGTGGAAAAAGATCGATGAAAGGGATTTAAAAGATGGTAATGGTAATTATTGGAGTGTTGCTGGTGACTTATCATTTATGTGGCCGATGATAGAAATGTCAGGATTGGAACATTTTAAATTTATTGATGAAGTACTATATGTTTATAATGAATCTAATCCAATCAATGATCACAAAATTGATCTCAATAAAGTCAGAAACACACACAACCTTATAGCAAATAAAACACCTTATAAAAAAATTTAAATGTATACAGAACACAACGCAAGATGGGACAAGGATAACGGTAATCACTTTTTAGTCGCAACATATCCACTAACAGAAGAATCGTGGGTAATCGAACTCGGAGGTTTCATGGGTAATTGGACAAGGAGAATATACGATAACTACAAATCCAATATTATTGTCATCGAACCAATTGAAGATTTTTGTAGTGTTATCAAAAGAGATTTTTTTTCAAACGAGAAAGTTAAAATCGAACAACTTGGGATTTCTACAGAATCTAAAGACGTTTTGATTTCTCACAATGGTGATGCGTCTTCTCAATATCTCGAACAAACTTCTAATCAAATTACCATACATTGTGAACCATTAGAATATTTCCTTGAGAAATATAATGTTGATAAAGTAGACCTGATGCAAGTTAATGTTGAAGGTGAAGAGTTTCCTCTTTTCGAGCATTGGTTGAAATCAGACATACTGAGTAAATTCAAATTCATACAAATTCAATTTCACAGAATGGGTACTGACTACGAAGAGAGAAAACAAAAAATTCAAGAAGGACTAAGATCTAAAGGGTTTGTTTGTAATTGGGAATACCCATATGTCTTCGAATCTTGGGAGAACAAGAATTTATAATTACCTATTTTTTTTACACGTGATTGATGTATAATTAGTTCTATGGCGTTCGGACCCGACATGGAAGAAAGAATTGTTAATCTTTTCAAAGATTCAACAGTCAAAAACATATTACACATTGGCGCGTGCTTAGGTGAAGAAAAATCATTCTACGATACATTGAATCCTGAAAAGGTCTATTGGTTCGAACCAAACCCAAATCTAATCCCTGAACTTACCGAAAAAATTAAATCTGAAAAATACGAGAGTGTTTTGTTTCCTTATGCTGTTGGTAAAAAGAACGGATCTCTACCCTTCAACATTATCGGGGATGATCACGGATCAAATCCAGGGTGTTCCTCACTCAGAGGTTTGAAGGAACATGCAACAATGTACCCACAGATAAAATTCAAGAACAGTGTAATTGTCAATGTTGTCAACATAGATGATTTCTTGAATGAAAACAATTTGTCCACAGAATTCGATATTGTTAGTTTGGATACACAAGGTAATGATTTCGATATTTTGACAACAAGTGAGTTTATATTCTCAGCCGAAGCAATTGTAATAGAGACTGCAAGTATTGAACTCTACGACGGTCAAGTAATAGAAGAAAAAATAACAGAATATATGGAATCCAAAGGGTTCATAAAATCATATCACTCCGCTTGGCATCCAAAATGGGGTGATACTTTATACGTTAAAAAATGAGTAATCTAATATCATGTAATTTAATGGGTGGTTTGGGAAATCAACTTTTCGAAGCCGCTCACGCATTATCACAAGGTTGGAAACACAACAGAGAAGTTGTTTTTATTCCAAGATCATGGACACCAGGACAGGGTCGTGGTGCAGAAAACTATATTAATAATGTTTTCAGAAACTTAAAATTTGTAGATAATTTAGAAGGATTCACAAGAGTAACCGAAGGTCCCTTTGAATACAGTGAAGTTAATCCTGTGGAGGAAAATACAGTATTCGACGGTTATTTCCAAAGCACGAAAAATTGGTTCGGTTTTGACGATCAAATACGTGAAATATTCCAACCATCACAAGAAGTAATCGATGAGTTGCGATCAAAGTACCCTCAATTAAACCAACCCAAAACTTTATCCATACACGTAAGACGTGGTGAATATCTTCAGTTCCCTGAAATACATCCAACAATATCTGTCGAGTATATTCAAGAGGCATTGAAAATTATTGGAGAATACAGTACAGTATTCCTTTTTACTGAAGATGAGTCAAGATGGCCAGGTAGTAGAGATTTTGTTATGAATAATTTTTCTTTTCCAAACGTTGTATTTCCAAACGAAGATCAAGATTGGAAAGAACTTTATTTGATGGGGTTATGTGAAAATCATATCATTTCTAATTCCACTTTTTCATGGTGGGCAACTTTCTTAAACAAAAATAAAAATAAAAAAATAGTATGTCCTTCCCGTTGGTTCGGTCCTCGTGGGCCCAAAGCCGATGACATCTACGAATCCTATTGGAACTTGGTTGATGTTGAATGGAAAGATGGATTATTAATACCAACAAACAAATAACATATGTCAGAAAAAGTAAAAATCAGAAAAGTATCAGACTGGTGGGGTGAATATGATTGTTCATCAAACAGAAATATGCCAAGATATATTAATTGGCTTTCTAGAGAAACTGCAGATCCATACACCCTTAGTGTGTATGTTGACAACTACATTAAAGATTGGGGATTTAGAGACGGTGGATCTGATAAAATTGGATGGCTTTTAGAGTCACCTCAAATGAATGAAGCAACTATCAGAGTTTTAACCGAAGATTTAGAAAAAACAAGATCACACTACAAGATGATTTTTACTTGTATGGATGAATTGTTGGCTTTAGGAGAACCTTTCAAATATTGTATTACGAATGCCGCCCCGTGGATATGGCCTGATAACAGAAAAATACACGAGAAAACTAAACTTGTTTCCATGATTGCATCGAACAAAGGTTGGTTAAGAGGTCATCAGAATAGACTTCAGTGGGTTGAAAAATTACAAGACAAGGTAGATCTATTTGGAACAGGCAGACCAAATCAATTAAGAGATAAAGAGGATGGTTTGAAAGACTATATGTTCTCTGTTGCAATTGAGAACGATAACTCGGATGTATATTTCACGGAAAAATTAACGGATTGTTTTGCAATGGGTACTGTACCAATTTACTATGGTTCAAGAAAAGCGGTTGAAAAATACTTCGATCCAACAGGGGTTATCTTCTTGGAGGATGATCCAAATTTAGAAACAGTATCTGTTGAAAAATATAAATCTATGATGCCAGCAATTGAAAGAAATTTCTTGAAGGCTAAAGATTTCCCAGTTGCAGAAGACTACATGTGGGAAAATTATTTGAAAAATTTAGTATAATATGAAGTACCTTGTATTAGGATCAGCAGGACAAATTGGTCATGAGCTATGTAAATTTTTAGAGAAAGAAGGACATGACGTTTTATCTTTCGATATCGCTACAGACCCAACTCAGGATTTGAGAATACCCGGTGTGTTAGAAGATTTGATCAACGAATGTGATTTCGTTATGTTTTTAGCGTTTGACGTAGGTGGTTCAAGATACTTGAAGAAGTATCAACATACATATGAGTTTATCGAAAACAACACCAAACTAACTTTATTCACTTTTGAGACAATAAAAAAATATGAAAAACCTTTCATATTCGCATCATCTCAGATGGCTAATATGTCTTACTCTCCGTATGGTGTTTGTAAGAGTTTAGGAGAAATATTCTCAACAGCTCTTGGTGGACTTACCGTTAAGTTTTGGAACGTTTACGGACCTGAACATGATCTAGAAAAATCACATGTAATTACTGACTTCATTTTGAAAGCAAAAGAAGGTAAGATTGAAATGATGACCGACGGTAAAGAGGAAAGACAATTTCTACACGCTGAAGACTGTTCAAGAGCACTTATGATTTTATCTCAAAAATATGATGAAATCGACAGAAATACCAATCTTCACATAACCAATTTTGAATGGAATACAATTTTAGAAATTGCAGAAATCATCAAAGATGAAATACCATGTGAAATTATTCCATCTAAAGAAATTGATACAGTTCAATTGAATAAAAGAAATGAACCTGATCCTTACATATTAAATTTTTGGAAACCAAAAATTTCTCTGAGAGAGGGTATAAATAAAGTCATACAATCTTTGTAATGGAAAATTATTTGATGGAGTTAATGAACCGCACATTAAAAACCAAGAATGACGGTGAAACACAATATTTTGAACACGTTCTAACTTTTTTTTCAATTGCTCTGCAAATGAAAACTAAAAAAATTTTAGAACTTGGGGTTAGAAACGGTGGGTCAAGTTATCCTTTTTTAATTGCTTGCAAAGTTCTCGGAGGTCATCTAACTTCTGTAGATATATCAAAAACAGTTTGGAGAGCACCTGATGATTTAGCAAAGTATCAAACATTTGTTCAATCAGACGCAATTGAATTTTTAAAAAATAACGAGGAAAAATACGACTTAATTTATGTTGATGATTGGCATAGCTACCCTCACGTGAAAAAAGAACTCGAAGAAATAGACCGAATATCGGATGAAAATACAATTATTCTTTTACACGACGTTATGGGACAAAGTTGTCATCCACATTTTTTTAACCCTATTAACCATCCTGAAAATTCAGAGTGGGGTTTGGGTGGACCTTACAGAGCGGTAGAAGAATTAGACAAAAATAAATGGGAATGGATGACAATTCCCATAAATCATGGGTTAACTATTTTAAGAAAAAAAGGAAAAGTAATCATTAAGTAATATGAAACAAAAAAAAGTATTAGTATTGGGTGGTGGTGGATTCATTGGAGGCCATCTTGCAAAGAGACTAAAAGAAGAGGGAAATCACGTTAGAATTTGTGATATAAAGAAACACGAATATTTTTTCCACGATGAAATATGCCATGAGTTCATTTTAGGTGATCTAACAGATCCTAATGTTGTATCTTTAGTAATCGAGGAAGGCGTGGATGAAGTCTATCAACTAGCCGCGGATATGGGTGGAGCACTTTATATCTTCACAGGTGAACACGACGCAGATGTAATGCACAATTCAGCGACCATCAATCTCAACGTAGCTAAAGAATGTGTAAAGAAAAAAGTTAAGAAAGTATTCTATTCATCATCTGCTTGTATGTACCCCGAACATAACCAGTTGGATCCTGAAAATCCGAACTGTGAAGAAAGCTCAGCCTATCCTGCAAATCCTGATTCAGAATATGGTTGGGAAAAATTATTCTCAGAAAGAGTTTATCTATCATTTCATAGAAACTATGGATTAGATGTTAGAATTGCAAGATTTCATAATATCTTCGGACCACAAGGAACGTGGAAAGGCGGTAGAGAAAAATCACCAGCAGCTATGTGTAGAAAAGCAGCTGAGAGCAAAGACGGTGATGAGATAGAAGTTTGGGGAAATGGACTACAAACAAGATCATTCCTATATGTTGAGGAATGTGTTGAGGCCGTTCTTAGATTAATGGATTCTGATTTCACGGGACCTGTAAACATTGGCTCAGAAGAAATGGTTACTATCAACCAACTAGCTAGTATGGCAATTTCAATATCAGGAAAAGATATAAAAATAAAAAACATTGAAGGAGAAGAGTTCGTAAAGAAATACGGATTTAAATGTCCTCTTGGTGTAAAAGGAAGAAATTCAGACAATAAATTGTATAGAGAAAAGATAGGATGGGAAGTTAGTCAACCTCTTTCCATAGGACTCAAAAAAACCTATAATTGGATTAAGAGTCAGGTTGATAAACATGAAACTGAAACCCCGTGGATCTACGAAAGTCCTGATGGAGGTAAAACCGTCACGAAAAGAGAACCCGGATCGACAGAAAAAAAATCAATTTAATGGGTAAAATCAAAAAAACACCAGTTGTTACTCCAAGTACAACTGAAACACAAATGAAAACAAAAAAAGACTTCATTTGTTCATTAATCAAAAGAAAAACCAGAGAAAAATTTTTATCAGAAAACCAAAAAATTTATTACGACACTTTAAAAAATAATCAAATTACCGTTTGTTCAGGTCCTGCGGGAGTCGGAAAAAGCTACGTAGCCATGAAAGCGGCAATAGATCTTTTAGCAGACCCACAGACACCCTATGAAAAAATAATCATAGTTAGACCTGCAGTTGAGGCGGAAGAAAAATTAGGGTCTCTCCCAGGAAATGTGGAGGAGAAATTAGATCCTTATATTTTCCCATCTTACTATCTTCTTAACAAAATAATTGGTAAGGAGATGAGAGAAAAATTAAAAGACATCGAAGCTATTGAAGTTTTTGCTTTGGCTTATATGAGAGGTATGAATATTGATAATTCAATATTGATATTTGAGGAAGCACAAAACTCAACTCCGAACCAAATGAAGCTTTTATTGACGAGGATCGGATTTAACTCCAAATTTTTTATTTCAGGTGATTTGGAACAAACCGACCGATACAAAGATAAAACTCAAAGTGGTTTGTGGGATGCAATACAAAGAATGAAAAATATGAATGACGTAGGTGTTTTCGTTTTTGAAGATACAGATATTGTTAGAAACCCACTAATCACACACATCCTGAAAAGATACGAAGAATGAGAATTGGAATAGAAATGAATGGTGTTCTAAGAGACACTATTCTGAAGTTTAAACAACTTTATGAAAAATTTTATATTGATCCATATTTGGATTTACCGGAGAAACCCGAGTTTGAGTATAAAATTATTGAACCGATAGATTCTCTTAACCTGATGAATCATTTTACTTTTCCAAGTAAAGACGATTTCTATAGTTTTATGTATGAAGAACATCCAATGGAAATTTTCGGTCACTCTCCATCTGTAGAACTTTCTACGATGCATGATCTGAATGAGTTCTATTACGAAATGAGAGACAACCATGAGATCATGATTGTATCTGATGAAATTGGAAAATCCAAACCAGCATCTCTGTTTTTTCTATCAAAGTTTGGTTGTTTGATTGAGAAAATAAAATTTTACTCAGAAATCACTCTAAATTCTATGTGGGACGAGTTGGACATTTTACTTACAGCAAATCCTGACCTACTATTAAAAAAACCTGATAACAAAATCATTATCAAGTTTGAAACATCTTATAACAAAAACATTGACTGTGAACACACAATCAAAAATTTGAAAGAGTTAAAAACCAAATTGGAGGAAATTTTATGATTAAGGTACTTGGAGAAAACTATTTTATCGATTTAGATCAAATCGAAAAATATGTTGACATGGGTCACGAAGAAGTGAGTGGGAATACAGAAATGAGAATCAACATTGTTAAATACGAATTGGTAAAAATGATGGTGGAAGTCGTACTATCCGATGAATTACCTATCGAGGATAATTTAGGAATAAAAAATAGGAACGCAACATCAACCCCATTCAGTTTAGCATTTAATAGTCTATTAAATAAAAAAATCATACAACATTATTAATATGGAACAAAAAGTATTGAACTTGGACAAAGTCCAAATTTCTATAAACAAATTAAAAGAGAAAAGAGCGAAAATTTATTTCTTCGTTCAAGACACTAAAGGTAATGCCAAAGCATCTGTTAGATACATTTATCAGATGGCAATGTCTTTAAAAACAAATGGATTCAATCCAATCATGCTACACGAAAAAAATGATTACGTTGGTGTGGGTAAATGGTTAGGTGAAAAGTTCATGACAGATCTACCACATAAGTCAATTGAAAACCAAAATTTAGAAATTTCTCCTGAAGACTTAATCGTAGTACCTGAAATATTTGGTTACGTCTTAGCACAAGTTAAAAATCTTCCAGCAGGAAAAATTGTATTATCACAATCATATTCCACAATACTCGAAACACTTCAACCAGGTGAAAACTGGTCTCAGTTTGGAATCAACAAATGTATTACCACAACCACAAAACAAAAAGATTACGTGAATAGTGTAATGAAGAACGTAACCTTTGATGTAATTACGCCTGTGATTTCTGAATGTTTTGAAAAATCTAAATTCCCCGCTAAAACAATCGTTGCTGTCCACACAAAAGAACAGAGGGACACGATCAACATCATCAAAACTTTCTATTTGAAATATCCACAATATCGTTGGATTACTTTCAGAGATATGAGAGGATTGAGTGAAACTGAATTCGCAAATACTTTGAAAGACTGTTGTTTATCTGTGTGGATTGATAACGAAAGCAGTTTTGGTACTTTCCCATTAGAGTCTATGAAATGTGGTGTTCCTGTGATCGGTAAAGTTCCTGATTTGATGCCGGAGTGGATGACAGAAGAAAATGGTGTTTGGATCGCAGACAAAAATATGATCGTGGATTTCATATCAGATTTCCTTCAAAATTGGTTAGAAGATAACCTAAATGAAGACATGTTTGTTAAGATGGAAGAAACGGCAAACAAGTACACAGATACTGCAAAGTTCGATCAAGAGGTGACCAAACTTTTCGAAGACTACCAACTTAAGAGAGCAGAATCATTTGAAAATCAACTACAAAAATTACAAAATAATTAATTATGTCAGAAAAATTAAACGTATCGATTATACTTCCGTTGAAGTCCGCAGTTGTTAGAGACTTTAATGATTATTTTACAAAAGCAATTCAATCAATTAAGAATCAACAATTACAAGTAGATGAATTGGTTATTGTACATACACAAGAGGAATCTTTAGTAACCTTATTGAATAGTTTCGATTTCGGAGATTTGAACGTGAACAAATACGTTTGGGATAAAGAACCAAACTTCTGTTCTCAAATGAATTTCGGTATCGAAAAATCAAAGAATCCGTGGATCTCATTTTTCGAATTTGATGATGAGTATTCTAGTATTTGGTTTAAGAATGTAGAAAAATACATGAAAGCCTACCCAACAGTGGATGCATTTTTACCAATAGTAGTAGACACTAATGATAAAGGAGTGTTTCAAGGTTTCACGAACGAAGCAGCGTTTGCCGCGAATTTTTCTCAAGAACTTGGTTATTTAACTAATGAAACATTAAATGATTATTCAAACTTCCAAACCGCAGGGATGGTACTAAGAAAAAGCGCAGTACAAGATTTCGGTGGATTCAAACCCTCAATCAAACTTACATTCGTTTATGAATTTTTGTTGAGATTAACTTACAACTCTGTTAATATAATGTCTATTCCAAGATTGGGATACAAACACACTAACATGAGGGAAGGGTCAATATTTTGGAATTATAAGAACGGTGAATCAGTTCTTACAGATGACGAAGTTAAGTTTTGGTTACAGACTGCCAAAAAAGAATATTTCTTCGTTGACGACAGGTCAATAAAATACCAAACAACGAATGAATAATGCTAGAAATTCTTTCTGGTCAAACAGAAGAAACACTAATCAAAAAAAGAGGTAGAAAAGCAGTCAAAGAAAACTATTTCGATGTAAGAGAAGAAACCGCAGTTAGAAATTTCCTTGTCGCCGAAACGATGGAGGAAAAGAACAAAATCTACAACGAATTTTTGAGAGCCCCTCTTGATAAGATGATCTCTTCGATTATCAGACGATATAAACTATATCGTAAGGACATGGATTTTATCGAGATTCATGTGGACACCCACTCGTTCCTGATGACCAAGGTTGATAAGTTCAAACCTGCAAAAAATAAGAAAGCGTATTCTTATTTCGGTACCATCTGCAAGAACTACTTGATGGGTCAAATCATTAAAGATCAGAAAGAAACTAACAGAAAAGTTTCTTACGAAGACATATCCTCTTCTTTGGAGGAAAGACCTGATTTAATTTACAGAATTGATGAAGATCTGATGGATGTTGAAGGATTAATCAAAAAGTATCTTACCGATCTGAAAACCTTCATCGACACGGAGTCCCTCAATGAAAATGAACAAAAACTAGGATATGCCCTGATAGAAATATTCGAAAATTATGAATTGATTTTCTCAGGAGCGGACAACAACAAGTTCAACAAAAACGTCATTCTTCTTTCACTAAGGGAGATGACAAACCTGAGTACAAAGGAGATTAGAAGTGCAATGAAAAGATTCAAGAAACTATATCTCTTCACTCAATCTAAAATGAAAATTTAACAGTCAGTATTTATAGAATATGCCTCGTCCACAACGAAAAGAAATAAATTTTACTAAAGAGTCGATTTTGTCTCTTATGCAAGAAATCTACAATGAACTTGTAGAACAAAGAAATACTGCAATAAGAGTTCAAAATAAGATGCTGACTTTCATGAAGGATCCTCAAGACATGCAAACGATCGGCCCTGTAATTGAAAAACAACAGAAAATCATCAATGATTGTGTTGAAAAAAAGTTGAGCCTGTCTAAACTACAATCCTCAATTTGGGAAAAGTCCAATAGTCAACAGGAAAGTTTTTCATTGTCTGATTTGGACGACGACTTAATTCAAAATTTAATTCAAAAAGAAGTGGATAGTGACGAGGGATCGTACAAACTATAATCCATTATGGCTTCTTTAGATTTAAATAATTCCTACCAAAAAGCTCAAGAAAAAATCAAATCTCTGAAAACCTTCAGAGAAATTTCTGACGCCGCAAAAAATTTGGAGTCCTCGAATCAGAAGATACCTTTTGATCAGTTTGATAAAAACCTCCTATCACCTCTAGAAAAATTAAAGGAACAAAAAAAGAGATACCAAAGACAGGGTCAGTCTCAAATGCAGAATCTTTTAAGTTTAGCCAAAGAAAACGCTGGGTCAGGTACAGGATTCATAGGTGAGATCAAGAAGAAGTTTTTGGAAGCCTACACAAGATGTGAACCTAAGATAAAACAGATAATGGAGCAAGAAATGCTCAAAGCCGTCGGATGTTCACAAGAACAAAAATATAATCCTTCATCTTCAATTTATATTCCTGTTCAGGTTATCGATATATTCGGAAAACTGAAAACAGATCCAAGTTCTCCAATTGGAAAATTATTGTATGAAAAAGAAACTCCAATATACAACGAGTTTCCTTTTGCGATGAATAAAGAACTGTACAACCGAACACAATCACCAGGACAGACTTTTTCGGCATTCTTTGGTAATCCATACTACGGTTCGTCTCAACAGAAATTATTCGATATTAGTTATGTAACACAGAATGCACGTGGTGTCACTGGCGACTTTTTCAAAGTAAAATTAGAAAACAGAGAGTCTTTGGGTAATGTAGGAGAAGTGGTATTTCCAAGGTTGCAGAATTGGACGGTGTTGACGATTCGTTTTTTGAAATGACCGACGTTGATAGAGCAATCATTCAAAACCAAATATCAAATATTCAATTAAGATCATTGGAATTTGTAGAGTGTGATAATGTTAAGGTTACCGTTGATTTCAATAACATCGTAAATCAAATGGTGGACGCAATTACCACCGAAAATATTGATGATCCTAAGGTTCTACAAGCTAACATTGAGAAAATAGTGAACTCAGCATCCGACGACCCATCATGGAAATTGAAAATACCAAATGATTTTAACGTCAAGTTAAAAATAGATGAAGATTTACTCACGAAAATTCCTTTAGCTATTGTTGCTTCAGTTTTATCACCTAAATAAAATTCAAACGATTTTTCATATCATTTGTTTCTAAAGTTGGTGCATTATTTGTTGAAGAACTTTTTGAAATAATAAAAAGAGATATTCTCCAATTAGTCCAATCGGTTTTAGGTGAAATATCAAGATCTAAAATAGCCAAACAATACGCAATGATAGCATCTCTTTTGGAAGTTGTAGTTGCGGTTGCAATTCTAATTGATGACTATAGAAAATGTAAATCACTAATAGATAACATATTGAGTTTATTGAGTATCATCGGTAGAAACTTGAACTTGAGAATACCATATCCTCTAATGTTAGCTGCGCCTCTGTTGGGTGGGACGACCCCCGAGGGTACAACTATAAGTGTTATCGAACAATTACAAAAGTTCGGTCTGCCTACTGGTCCATCTGCAGACGGAACCCCTAACTTGTCTTTGATTGCCGAACTTGCGAGACAAAAAGGTCAAGAATTATCAGAGGCAGCATCAGGATTTGTACAAGTTGCAATACCTCCTGACATTATTCTTCCTTCAGGAAGACCTGGACAATTAACAATGAGTGGTAAAAAATTCTAATATGAAATTCGAAGAGATAAAAGAAAGTATCACTGACCTTAAAAGCCTACCAAATAAAAAATTGGTTGAGATGATGCAACATCTCAGTTCTGAACATGAACTTATAAAAAAAGAGATAATAAACCTAACACACTATTTCGACAAGATTGAGGAATCTTATAACACAATTTTGGAGGAGTATGAAAAAAGAACGTAATGTCTGACGGTAATTTAATTTATTCCAAGATAATATTCCAAGCAAATGTCTTCGATGACCAAGACCCTCTTATGCTTGGAAGAATCAGAGCTTCAGCTCAGACCGATAACGTACAGGCAATATACAACGCAATTCCTGATTGGGATCCTGTCGAAGGTCCTTGGAGTACTAAAGACCCATTTGTGTTCCTTCCTTTATTACCATATTTCGTAAGCCAAACTCCGAAAGCTACCGAGTTAGTACAAATAATTTATCAGAACCCAAGAGTACAATATTCTAATCAGTTTTACATACAAGGTCCATTCTCGTCACCAATGTTGACGAGTAGACAGGATAACCAAGGGGCCAACAGTATGTTGGGTACGGGTATACAATACAAACAATACCCATCTATTAAAAATAAGTTTACAGGAACCTATGAAGACGCAAGAAGTGCCGGTATATTTCCCGAACCAGGAGATAATGGATTCTTGGGTAGAGGTAATGCCGATTTAATTGTAAAAAAGAACGAAGTTTTGCTGAGAGCAGGTAAAACCTTCAGTACTAATCCACGTGAATTACCAGTCGGATACAATGGAAGAGCTTTCTTTCAACTCTCACAATTCACACAAACAAAAAGACAGAACGGTTTTAAAAAATATCGTAAACTAAATGAGATCGTTCTTCCCATGAAATATCTCATCGAATATACGTTGTATAATCCTGAGAACCAAGCCAATGTGTTTAATGGGGAAATTAATATCTACACCTTCAATGGTACTACACTTACAAACGATGAGTTTAGTTTGACGAAAGAATATAGTGATACTGTTTTGAAAGAAATCGTAAAAATTGAAAATCTATCAATGCAAGATGTGATTCTCAAAATCAATGGGGTTCTTCAGGGGTATAATAACAATAATGATACACCATTCTTCTTCAGACCAGCAGAAACTATATCTCAATATATCTCAACTAGTTCTTCGGCTTCAACTGTAAACACTGGAGCTCAAACAGACCCTACTGTCACGAATGTATCTTTCTTATACACTCAAGTAAAACCAAATGCAAGTGCTAATGTTAGAGGATCAGGTTTAGTTTTCTTCAAAAACGCCTACGGTCAACAATATAGCCCTGAAAAAGTGGTTGAGCCTATAATCGAATACACTCCGACTCCACAATCTATCGGTGCCGTAGGTGCTGACATGTTGTACTTATTGTCCCATAAATCTCAAATACCTGGAAAACAGGTAATCAATCTCGATGGAACTCTTTACGGAATTAGTCAAGATAAGTTCGCTGACGATCTGATAAATAGCACATCAAGCACTGTAAGAGGTGAAGAATTATTGAAATTATTAAGTCTGATTGTCAAGTTCTTAGTAGGTCATTCTCATCCCTACCATCAAATGCCACCAACATCGATCGCCACAAACGGAACCTCAGTTCCCGACATTCTTCAAGAAATCCAACAAGGAACACAAAAAATCCTTAATAGTAATATCCGAATCAATTGATATTTATTGAAAAAGATTAATGTCAATTTTCAGATCATATTTCAATAAGAACAATACAATTGTATCTAATAACACTGTAAATACAGGTAGAAACCCTGTGATGCAATTGAATTTCGGATCGGATCAACAAATTATTCCTCCTGCAGGATTTTCAAGATTCATTTTTAATTTAGACCTACAACCCCTTATTGACAAGGTTGCAACAGGTGAAATATCAACAGGATGTACTTCGTTCTCAGGAATCACCCATACCCTAACTATGACCAACACTTCATCTTTTGATGAGGAGTTACTTAACGGCTACATGTCTGACGGCGCAAGAAGAGCAACTTCATTTGATTTAGTTTTATTCAGAATCCCGAAAGTTTCAGGTACAACGGGGGACCCTCAAACTTGGGATGAAGGTGTGGGGTATGACTATTTCCCTTTTGATTCCACAAGGAACTCTGCAACAGGTCAATTTTCGCCTGATGTTATTTTCACAGACAAAGCCTTCTCGGATAGACCATCAAACTGGTATCAAAGAAGTACCATCAAGAATTGGTCTGAATATGGAATATACAGTAACACTAACTCTCTGACAGGACTAACAGGATGCAACTATTCTGCACTTACTATTGTAGACGTTCAACACTTTGAATTCGGTAATGAAGATATCAATTTTGATATGACCACCGAAATAAATTCAATACTTCAAGGAACCCTAACAGGTGTAACAGGATGGGGGATTGCATATCTACCTCAAATCGAAAATATTACAGGGTTAACTGAAAACTATAGTGTTGCTTTCTTTTCGAGACACACACAAACATTCTATCAACCCTATCTTCTCACAAATTATGATGATCTGATTGATGATGACAGAAACACTTTCACTAAAGGAAGAATCAATAAATTATACCTATATGTTTATCAAAACGGTGACTTCGCTAACTTAGATGACCTACCAACAGTAGACATTTTAGATGGTAACGGTGTTGTAGTTCCAGGTTTAGAAAACTTAACAACTTGTTTGAAAACAAGAGGGGTATATGAAGTGTCAGTACCCAATGATTTTGGATCCTATCCAGTACCTTGTATTTTCTATGATAATTGGTCAGACTTGATTTTGAATGGCGAAAGTTTACCCGCAGTAAAAAACCAATTTGTATTACAGCCTTTACAAGCTAATGTTATTATTGGATCACAATCTCAGGATCCTTCTAAATTCGGTTTCAGTTTCTATGGTATCAACCAAGATGAAAAGATACTCAATACTGACATCAGAAAAGTTGGTGTTGTGGTTAAAAAAGCATACACATCAAACACCGTTTTACAAAATGTCGAAGCGTATTATCGTGTTTATGTTATGGAAGGTCAGACTGAAGTTCAAGTTCAAAATTGGACAAAAATTAACAGAACTCCAAATGAGTTTTATTTCATATTCGACATGAGAGATAAAATCCCTAACGAGTATTTTGTTGATATCAGAGTAAATACTAGTGGTGAGAAAGATACTTATAAAAAACAACTTAAATTCCAAATCGTAAATAAGAAATAATGGCACAAAAAATTGTAAAACTAACAGAATCACAATTAGGTGATTTAGTAAAAAAGGTACTTAGAGAACAAGAATTAGAAAACTCAGGTTTTTGATTTTTTCATGAATGAGATGAAGAAGCAGGAATCCTATGTTGAGTATGAAGATATCCAAGAAGGAAGAAAGAAAGCAGGGACTAAGTTGTGTGCAAGAGGTAAAGCAGCCGCTAAGGCAAAATTCAAAGTTTATCCTTCAGCATACGCTAACGGTTATGCGGTTTCTGTTTGCAAAGGAAGAATTGCAGGATTGGATGGTAACAAGCGTTGCTCAGGTACCTATTGTTAATTCAATTCTTTGAATTATATTTACAAGATGAAACCTGAAAAAGTTGTGGGTATTATACCCAACCTACTATACAAGTTGTTTTTAACCCTAAAAGAAAAATTCGACCCCAAACCAATCTCCTCAGACGAAGAGATTTCGGCATCGGCAATTTGTGAAAAACTCATATCAAACACAGGATCCGAACTTAGTTTTTCCCCAATTTCAAGAAAGAGGATTATCAAAAACGAGGAAAAAAACATGTATGTTGTGATGGAAAGTTATACCATCCATGTTATTAATCACGTTTATAGTTACAGTGTTTATCTACAAAATACAACGGAATTTGACCGACTCACACAACAATTCGATCAGGTCTTAGAAAATAGACGACAAGAATTAGAAATAGAAATAAGAAAAAATATTCAACATTCTCTTAAGACTATCTTAGGTAGACTTGATTGATTCTTTAAGGACTTTCTTTATAATACTCTCCAAACTTTCTTTTCTCGGTTTATAAGAGGTCATCACAGGTTTTTGACCTCTACCTGTTTGTGTGTCCTTTTTTTCTGCTCTCCTTTTCTGAGAACAAGCAGATTTTTTTTGAGAGTCAGACATTCTTCTCGCAACGCCCATGGCTCTACATTTAGGGTATGACTTATCCTCGGCTTCAGGTCTACCACATGGTGGATTTTTCAATGTCTTTTTCTTCTTTCATGTTAAACTTTTTTTTGTATTTTTTTACTGTCTCAGGATGATAACCATGAATATCGTTACCCTTATCATCTTTCCTATTCGAAGCTTGACTCAACATCTTTTTTACCTTCTTATAAAACTTTTCGTCTTTTGTAATTTGTTTTTGGTCTCGGTCCATATCACCATCGTACGAATCGTGAGAGTTTTCAGGGCTCACATAATTAGAAACTGCGTTGGTAAAGGGTTGAAGACTGCTTTTCTTCCAATCTTCGGGACCCATTACTATTGGTATCTCATATCTTCCAGAACCCTTGGTTCTAGTTGTCTCATTTATTTTTACAATCATAATTCTATATTATAAATATTAAAAAAACACATTATGACAGGATCAACTCAGTCGTATTTCTTATTTGACACGATTCAATATACCGATAATGAATCTTTAGGTAAATTCTTAGATAACCTAAAAAAAGAACAGGCTATAATGATAGTGACCGAAGCATTACAACACGCTTTCAGGAATGGTCTATATGATATTAAAGAATCTGAAGCAATTTCAAGATCACTCAGAATAATCGATCATAAAGTATAAAAAAAAAGGGTCTCACGGGACCCTTTTAAATTTATAGTTTGTTACCACATGAAGGACAGAATTTATATTCTTTCTTCTGTTTTTTTCCACACTCAGAACAATAATTCACAATATCCTTCACTTCAGTGTTTTTTGTTCCTGTAGGTAAAATTTTATAAGTCACTTTATGTGAAACAAAAGAAGAGAATTCCTCATTTACGGTTGTGAAAGTTTGATCCGAAGATTCACCTTTTTCTATTCTTCCGGTCTCAATTGATTTTTTTGAACCTCTCAGAGGGGTTCTTGATGTATCAAATTTACTCCTGACATTTGGACCTTCGGGTGTTGTATTAGAGTAGAAAGAACTCACATTACTGGTGGGAACTCCCATACTATTAGTTGTGTATGTTATATTTCCACCTAACCAAGGAGACCCCGTGTTTATCGTTGTCCAACTAGATCCCCAACTACCACCAACTAAGTGAGGATAAATTGGTTTTGTTGATTCATCGTAGAACTCAATCTCTACATTACCGTTAAATGCAATTACATCCCTATTAGGACGATTATCTTCCACTTCGTAGGTAGTGAATACAAACTTGTTATTAGTGTCTAAAAAACGTTCTAAAAACAGTCTCTGACCAGGTCTTATGACGATACCTGTAGAGGAGATGTACTTTCCGTTTAATTTGATCTTTGCTAAGATGGAATTTGTTTTGGGGTTGTAGAGTTCAATTTCGAATGTTTCCCCTTCATTCATGTATAGGTTTACACCACCATATACTTTAAGTCTCGACTTTCTTTTTGTTACGTGAGCGGTCGGATTACTCACACTTGTTGCGTAATTCATTTTTTTTAATTTTACAATAGTTGATTGACTATGTTACCAATACCATCGTATCCGTGAATACTCAACAGTGGTTAAGACTGGGGACTGATAAACTAAAATCTAAAAATAAATATAGTAAGAAAATATTTTGATACAATAGATAATTTCTTTATCTTTGTCACAAAACCCACATGATGAAAAATATATTGATAATCATTTTATCTCTAATCTCATTCAATTCTTTTTCACAAAAAAAAGACGAAAGCATACAAATCATAGATTCGGTATCGAAAGTTATAAAAAAACACGTGACTTTTATTTCATGGTATGTGGAGAACGATACTGTAAAAATTACTCAATTTACAACATACGATAGGGTTACTAAAAAATATATTCACTTCAACTCAGAGGACATACAAAAATATTACCCCACATTAAACACAACTAAGATTCAATTTCCATTGAGTGGTGCCCACAGGAGCGACGTTGATAATATTAATCGTATCCAACCCATCCACTTTGGGTATCGGCCCAATTTTTCCACTAGAAGAAACACCAATCGTTGATTTTAGAATTGCCCAAGGAAAATCAGGTCCCAAATCTTTGAGTAGTCTATCAACTCCGTTATTCCCTCTCTTTTGGTCGAATCTTCTAAAAGCATCCATATACGCAGGATTACTCAATGAAGAATCAGGACCAAATGTATTATTGAAAGATTCTTCCAAACCCCAAGCTCTCATGTCAGGTAACGCATCTTTCAAACTATTTTCATTAAAATTTAATTTGGTTATTTGATTTTGTCCCATCTGTTTAGGTAATCCGGCTTGACCATATTTTGCATATAGTGCAGTCCCAACATATATTCTGTATTCAGGTGTTCTACTACCTCTGAATAATGTGTCACCATATGTTTTTCCGTTATATTCGAAATAAATTATATCGGGCATATAGAATGTATCAAACGAGAGAAATAGATTACCTTCACCTTTACCGATATTCCAAGGTACTACTTGAGTAAAATCTTGATCTACTGAAAGTGATCCTCCCGCAGACTGTAATGGCTTAACGTTACAGAATGTTTTTGTTTTTGTTGTAGTTGTTGTTTTACTACCAGATCCGACAATATCAAAATTTACAAATTGTTCTTGATTATATTTTTTCTTCTTTTCCTCATCTTTAAAATCTCCACTACCAGGACCCCCATATGGAGTCTTACCGATTGTGACTTCTTCAACGGACTCCGGTGATTTAATAAACAAAACCCCTTTCTTTATCAAATCGGGAAACAATTCTTGGAAATATTTTTTTACATTATTTGCTCTAGCCAAAGCCAAACTTCCCTTAGTCTCAAAACCTTTCGGGTTTGTAACCCTCGATTCTCCTGCTGATATGTTGATTGTAAAGTTACTCGAGTCACTATCTTGTATAAATTTTTCAATTTGAGGCTTCAATTGTTCTATTGCAGTCTTCACTGTTGGTGAGTCATATTTCCCATATTCAAACTTATTTCCCAAGTTTGTTGTAGGGAATTTATTTATTTTAGTCTCAGTATTTGTGATTACCTCGGGCTGTCTTTGTTCCTTTATCAGATAATGATTTTTGGTCGGATTCTACCATAGAAACGGTTGTTAACCATTTTCTTAGCGTATCTAGTCATGATACCCTTGATAGGTGTGAAGTTGAATGGGTTATACATTGTTGGAGTAAGTTGTAAAGGTACATATGGTGCGTAGATATAACCTGTGTCAAGTAAAGATGTTCCTTTGTGACCCAACAACACTTGGTTTGGTGGGAAGTAAGGATCTCTATAAACTTGGTATCTACCAGCAAGAGTACCAACTCTTTCAATACCCATGTTGTATTGATCCTGCTCAGGAGCCGCGTTTGATACGTGGAAATACTCCAAGTCATCAAAAATTGCACTGATTTCAGAAGATACAACGATCCAGTTAGCACCACCTCTTAGAGTTGATTTGTGGATCTGAGCTGAAATTTGGTTGATTGCTGTGATAAGCGTTTGGTTCCAGTCCTTTTGTGTATAAGGTACTGCATTGTTACCCAATTGCTTCCATCCGTTGTAGTTCCATCTTAAGTTCCAAGCTGCACCTTTTCTAAGGTCTCTTAGGATCTCTCTATCAATTTCAGCTGCAACTTGCTCTGATAACAAAGCAGTTAATTCAGCTTCAGCATCGATGTTGTGGAATGCCGCAACGTCTTGAGCCAATTCAGGTGACCATTGAGCTCTTAGTTTTCTTTCAGTTACAGAAACTGTTACAGCCTGTAGATCGAAAGAAACCTCACCCAATCTGTCTTCGAATTCCATTTCTTTGTAAACTCTGTACTTACACTTGAATGCTTGGTTGTAATCTGTGTTCACTGTTGTAGTGTATCCAGAATAACCATCAAGTGAAGAAGATGTTACTTCACAAGGAACTTGAAGATCAGCTTCAAGATAAATTACACCGTTAGCATCACAAACGTTGTTGTATGAACCACCATTACCTGTAGAAGGGAATGTTGTGTTTGACTGACCGCCATACTGTACAATACCTTTACCGTAAACCTGTGTTACAACTCTGAATAATACAGGTGAAGATACACCTGAGAATCCGTTTGCAGTTGCGTTAGTGATTGGAAGAACTTGTAAAGAAGCTAAGAAAGCTTCAGTATCTTGTTCGTTACCATCTGGTCCGATCAATTGACCTTGACCTGCACTTTGGAAACCAGAAAGTGCCATGATTACTTTTCTATAAGTACCAGCTGCGTATCCTGATTGGATAAGTGCGTTTCCTGCTGCATCCCATACTTGCGTTGAAGCTGTGTATGTCATTGCAGAGAATGTACCTTTAGAATAGTCGAATAGACCTGGAGGATCCAAATCTGGTTCGTTACCTTCATAGAAAAGATCGTAAAGATCTTTGTCATTTTGGTTGTAACCCGCATTTTGTGAAGCTGGTCCGTTAGGTGCTCCAAAAGGTGCGTAGTGATCACCACCATCTTGTGGTAATAATTCATTCGGAGACTGATATCTCTGAATGTGAGGTACGAAGTAGAACAACTTACCGATTGGTAGGTTCATAGCTTGTACTGAAACGATATCATTAGCAAGAAGTTTAGAGAAAACTCTTCTAACGATTGGGAAAACTACAGTTTCGAAAGAACCTGATGAGTCAGTTGTTGCAGCCTCATTGATCAAATATGATGCTTGGTTTTCGAAAAGCTGAGCAATGTTTTCCTTTGCGTGACCTTTAAGACCCTCTAAGAATCCTAATTTGTCCCATTTGTTGATAGTATCTTCCTTGATAACTTTAAGGTGCTTAAGACCAATGTTACCAACGAGACCTGATTCTAATAATGCTCCCATTTTTATTTGTTTTTGTTTTTAATTTTTTATTATCCGATCTTACTCATCAAATCCTTAATTCTTAAGAACTGAGGTGCTTCGTAAGTCTTATTTTCTATCAGATTAGTTGCTGATCCTGTTGATACAACCTTTTCAATTTTTCCAACAGATTCGTTGATTGATTTAGAAGGTGCACTGTCAGTGTTTGACAACTCATCTTTTAGAGTTTTGTATAGATTTTTAGATTCTTTCAAAGATTCAACACTATCAAATCTTCTAAGGATGTTAATTTTTTCCTTTTTAGTTGTAGCGTGTTCTGTGAACAATCTTGTAGCGTATGCTAAATTTGAATTGAAGATTGCAACTTCATTTAATTTAGATCTGAAAATGTTAAGTGCTTTTCTGTACTCTTCATTCTTTTCTCTTAGTTGTTTTACTTCGATTTCAAGTGCTTCAAATGTTAGATTTCTGTTGTCTGTTATTGCTTTTCTAAGACCTCTAGATCCGTCTTTAGAACCAAACCCGTAAGTACGAGCCGCTTCTTTAGCTTCAACTTTCTTCTTAGCTTTAACAACTTTAGTCTTTCCATCAGTATTTTCACCTTCTTTGTACTCAAACTTAGGTTTACCCATACCAACGCCTTTTGTTCCTTGCTTCATTTTTTTAGGTGACTTGTATTCAGTTTCACCATCATATTTGAAGTTAGGTTTTCCGATGCCCTTACCTACTGGTTTTACGGTCATCTTAGCCTCTTTTACTCCGACCTTTTTGTGATCGTAAGATTCTTCTAAACCATCCATGTCTTCTTCCATGTCTTCGTGCATTTCGTCTTCCATATCTGAGTCCATGCCCTCTTCCATTTCCATAGCCATTTCAGGATCTATGTCGTCCTGTTCGTCCAACTCATCAACTTCAGCTCCCTCTTCCATTTCCTCGATATCATCATCTTCATCGAGACTGATTTCATAAACGATTTCGTCAACTTCTTCTTCGTCATCTTCCTCTTCTTCTTCGTCATCTTCCTCTTCTTCAAGAGAATGATCACCGTCAAAAAGTTTGCTAACGATCATGTCGATTTTCTCGTCGTCCATGTCTGAGGTTTCGTCAGATCCCATGTCCATAGGATTACCCTCTTCATCGAGAGTTTCATCAAAAGATGCCATATCCATGTCCTCTTCTAATGATTCTCCTAACTTAACAAGATATTCTGCATCCTGATTGTTATCAGTGATATGAATATCATCACCGTCTTTTTTCACGATGATTCCATCTTCTTCGCCCATTGCTTTAAAAATTTTAAGAATTTCTTCGTCCGATGCGCCTGTTAAGTCGATAGGACTTTCAGAATCCATGTCCATGTCCATATCAATGTCCATATCCATGCCTTCTTCGTTATCAACATCCATTTCCATTTCATCTTCTTCAGGTGAAACTTCTACGTCTGTATCTATTTCTGAATCTAAGTCAACCTCTTCCTCATCATCTTGTTCTGAGAGAGATTCTTTTACCAGTTGTCCGATTTCTTCTTTCATTGTAGAACGAAGTATTCCTTTTGCATTTTCGGCGATTGCTTGTTCAACATTTTTCATTTGAATCAACGCCTCTTCAACAATTGATTTATTTTCTTGCATAATAAATTGTTATTATTTTAACTTATAAATAGTGTCTAAATCGAAAAAAATTTAGGCTGTAGCTAATATTATTGAAGTTTTTCCGAATGTAACCAACGTAGCTGTTGGGTAGTTTGTCGTGATCCAAGACAAAACGTTAGATGAAGTAGTATCAAAAATTAGAAATCTCTCTGTAGTTCCTTCGTCATTTAGGTTAATGTTGAAACCACCACCTGTGTTATCATTAACAACAACAGAGGCCGCATTGTAAACAGCAACATTATATTCAGTAAGTCCTAATGAATTGGCAAGTGTAATCCCATCTTGGATGGTTCCGCCCTGTATCAATCTTCCATTACCTGATGGAGTACTAAGTAGGATATTCATAATTTTTTATTTTATAAATATCCTCAAAATAAAAAAAGTGGTATAAAACCACTTTTAATCAATTACTTCGTCAATCTTACTTTCTGATACAGAAGTTATTCTCCAATCATTAGAGAACCCCTCATATCGTTTGGTAACTTTTGCTTCAACATCAGTTACTGAAAATCCTTTAACGAGTTTTTCTTCTTTAATTTTTTTGATTTTACCTGTGTTTTCATCAGGAAGATCATAAGTAATTTTTGCTACAAAAAATTTTTCGTCCATAGTTTTTAATTATCTTCCCAAATAATCGGTAAGTTTTTTCATTAAATCAATAGACTTGTTTCCAGCCGAACTTAACCCAACGATTTTTTCTTCTTCCAAGTTTTCCTCATATTTCATTCTGTCCTCAGCATTTGGGAAAAGGTATGCACCTGGTGTTGAAGGTGAAGAAACCAAATCGAAACAAATCAACTCGAAATCATCTTGTACTTCATTTCTCTCACCGATTTTCTTGAGGGATCCTACTCCTCTTGAAGATACTCCCATCGTTACTCCTTGTCTCATTAGGTTCGCCGCAATATCACCCTTTGTTGAGACAATACCGCTTTCATGAAATCCTGGCGATGTCAATAATTTTAATTTACCCATCAAAACATTTCCTTCCCACCAAATATCTGTGATCAAATGAGATACTCTATCAAGGTCAATGAGAGAGGATTCGGGGTGGTTTAATTCAGATGTAGAAAGACCTTTTTGGATTGTCTTTTTATATTTTTCCGCTTCTCTTTTCAGAATGTTTTCAGGATAAAATCTTCCGTTTCTATTAGGGGTGTTGAATTTTTGTAAAACTGCAAAAAATTCAAATGGTTTCTTATAGTCTCTTTCTTGAGCTTCTTTCAAAATTGATTCATTCAATTTATCAAGTGGAGAAAGATATCCCGCATCTTCTTCGATAAGGATACCTTTACCTATTTCGTGTGGACCAAGTATTTTATATTGTTTCATCAAAACTTTTTCTATAAATATACTTCTGACTTTGATTTTGTTGGATTTCCATTTTTAGTGAGGGTAAAATCAAAATAATTGTTTTTCTTGAAATTTTCGGAGTTGATTGCAGAAACTAATTTTTTAATTGAGTCTCGTACTACATTTGATTTAAAGTCTAATTCTTGGGATGTGAAAAGATTAATTTCCAAGTTCAAAAAGGATTTCTTTCCAAAGACTATACCTGACGTTCTGAGATCCAAATCAACGATTGACTTATCCTCGAATATTTGTCTGTCTAATTGATAATAAATGGTGTGTTTGATTTCACGACTAAAATTACATACAATTCTATTCCAGTTCTCGGAGATAATTTTAGGGTTTACCCATGATTGTATGTTAATGTAAATTGATTTTAAATTTTTGGAATCTACTGTTCCATAATTTACTTTGAGAGATTCGAAGTTATTTATTTTTGAGGTTTTTCCTTTCTTCATTTTGTTTCATATACAATAGTTTATTTGTTTTTAAAATATTATGAAAAAGGAATATAATTGTCAAAATTGACTTTTCGAAATATATGTTATTATGTTAATTATTGAAATCGGAAAAAACGAAAACATTGAAAGAGCACTTAAGACCTTGAAATCTAAGGTGATGAAGACTAAGCAACAAAAAACACTTTTCGAAAGAAAAGAGTATGTTAAACCTTCAGTCAAAAAAAGGACTCAAAAGCTTAAAGCTATTTATACACAACAGAAGATAGGAAATTAAATAGATTTTTCTAACGAGCTGATTCTTACAAAATTCATTTGATTGAACTCTTCGTTTTTCAATCTATCAATCGTTTCAGATATTTTGGTTTTCAACTCAAACTCGTTTTCACCTTCCAAAATAGTTTGCAATTTATTAATTGCACTTTCTTTGATTGTACCAAACTCTTTTTCCAAATCATTCTGATCAGATTTGATTACTTTGAAGAAATCTTTTTTTGTTGACTCATCCATAGTCTCAATGTAATTCTTCAGGGTTTGATTTGCAACTGAAACCATCGATGTCAAAGGTAGGTTAATCGATTCTTTCAATGAGTTAGGAGATTTAGTTAAATTGGAAATAAGATTGTTTTTAGCAGAAACTCTCTCTGATATATTCAAATTTTTGGTGTAAACTAATGTATCCAAATCTTTGTATTTGTTTTCAATCTTTTTAGATGTGAATTTTGGCAACTTAGCATTTTCCAATACAGATCTAATAAGAGAGATACCTTCTTCCAAGTACTCCTTAGCTTCTTTTTCGGACAAAGATTTTTCTGAATTCAAATCATCGTATAGGGAATACAATTTAGACAATGACTTGTTAGTCAAGATATTTGTGTGAAACTCTTTCATCACACTTTTGAAATTTTTGGAATCTTTATAAGATTCTATCAAGCTTTCTTCAATTATGGATTTTACTTCTCCGAAGGTCATGGAACAATATTTTTTTATAAATATTAGGAGTTTAGTAAGTTGTCTAACTCTTTTTCAATTTCTCCTAAATATTGTTGACCATGGCTCAAATCTAAGATTGTTCTACCCTTAATCATATCTGAGTCTAGCAAAATATTCATGTTGTCGAAACGTGATTCTGGTACTGTTCCACCCGCAGCTTCTCCCTCAGGTGCTGCCTCAGGAGCGGCCACCTCTTCACCCGGTAAAGCTCCACCTGTTTCAGCAGGTAAGGCCCCTAAAGCAGGTTCAGAAACTTCTCCACTAGGTGTTGCTCCTGCAGTTGCTGTAGATCCTGTTGTAGAACCATATAGTTTGTCAATATTGTCAAATATACCTGTTTTTTGGATTACGGCTGGAGTATTCTTCAATTCTTCACCTACCGCTTTTTCTATTCTTTGTTGTTGTAAATCCAATTTGATTTCCTCATCAGACATTCCGAGAATATGTTTTTTAGCCCATGTAGATGATACAGGTTGAATACCATTACCTGGATCCGCAACTGCATCTTTGTAAAGTAAAACTTTCTCTTTCCATACATCAATCTTTAAAAGGTCAGCTTGAGTAGATGGGTTTGTAAGACCTAAAGTGAAGTTTGCAATTTCTTCTTCAAATCCGTTGAGAAACAAATGTATAATTGCAATTTTGTTCAATTCTTGCAACATACTTTTTTGGATTCTATTAATAGTACGGGCAAAACGAATATCTTGTAATGACAAATTTTTTCCGTCTCCTACCACTTCTTCAAATCCCAAGAATGCTTTTGGAACACGTAATGCAGTTAGTAATTTCTTCTGAATATATTCAATATCGGCAATCTCAGCTAAGTTTTGTGCACCTGGTAATGTATCAATTGGAGAAGGAGCTGCAGGGTCTCTCACGGGAACAAAGTAGTCCTGATCAACAGCCATTTGGTTGAACCTCATGTCCACGTTACCCGTCTTTTGATCCAACACCTGATCTCTTTTGAACTTATTTGCTACACGTTGAACGTATGCTTCAACATCCTCGTCATTCATATTTCCAACGAACACTTTGAATATTCTTCTTTCAGGTGCTCTTGAAGTACGATAAATTAACATTGCGTCTTCAGATAACAATAATTGTTTCCAAATACGTCTTGCTTTTTCTAACATCGAGGTACCATATGGAAGTTTTCTGTCGTCACCCAGTAGTCTGAAATGTGCAATCTCCCAAGATTGGAACTCCATGTTTTTGTTTTTCCACTTGAAGTGAAGGGCTCTTTGAGCTGTAGGGTCTTCCAAAGATTGTGCTCTTTTTTCGTGCATTCCTGCTTCAACTCTTTCGATTTCTATATTTGGTAATTGTTGTACACCAACAACTCCTTTTTCAGGATCCAATTTCAGATATACAAAATTGTCACCATATTTACACGTGTTTCTTGTCCACATTGGTAAGTTTGTATTGATATCCAATGTGTTATTGAAAAGATCTGCTAATACACCCTTGATTCTTTTTGATTCAGAATAAATTTGTAGAATGAACCCGTCTTCGTTAGTGGTTGTTGATTCCTCAGCGTAGATATCTAACGCCGCAGATATTTCAGGAGTATACTCCATTGATTCATAGTCGTATACTGAAGCCAATCTTGTTGGTTCATAATATACTGCTTGAGAATACAAATTGTTTTCAACTTTTGCCCATTGATTAGATAAGTAAAAGGTTTGTTGGGCTTGAAGTTTTTCTTTTTCGTATTGGGCTTTGTCTTGAGTTTTTAAAAGAACCTCTTTGTCGAAATGAAAAGTAGGATAATCCTGATTAAGGAGCGCGTTAGGTCCAAATGCCGCAGAAAGTCGTTGCCATACCGTTAGATTCTTATTATCCATTTTACAATTTTACGTGTTACGTTGATAATATAAATACTTATCGACCCCCAAATAACCATCCATATTTCCTGTAGTCCTCTTTGGATGCTTCGTTGATAAATCTTGGATTGTGATTTCCTGCTACGGGTATTGTAGGATTGAAAAAATCAGATCTCATTTTGTTCTCACTACGTTCTGTGTGCCACGAATCAATCATAACTTTAGTTTGTTGAACAACCTTCTGTAAGTTTTGGAATGCAGTATCTCCAACGTAAATTGCCATAGCAATTGACATAATTGTATCGTCATGGTGACCTTTTTGGTGATCTGGTCTACCATTCACATAAATGAATTTACCCATTTCATTCAAAAGTCTTTGAGATCTAACTTTGAAACCGTGTCTCAAAGATTCTTCCAAAGATGCAATAATTTGAACCCTTTTAGCATTGAAGTTAATCCCTGGTATTTTTTCGTCTCTTTTCGGATCCCATTTATATTTGTTTCTTTCTGTCAGTCCTTCAACATATAAATTCTTATAACCTAACTCTTGCAATTTTCTCGCCGTTGCGACTCCCATACCTCCAGTCAGATCTGTGACAATCATTGCATTATACATCTTACCCCACTTGTAGGCAACTTCCGCTAAAACGTCTGGCGGTGTTTTAGCCACATATTCAAAAACTTGTTCTCTCTCATCAAAATCGATAATTTGGATACAAGAAAAATCCTCCGAATCACCCCTCGAAACGTCCACACCCATGATGTATCTATGACTCATAACAGGATCTTTCCAAATCCACAAGTTACCTGCCATCATTTTTCCATCAGGATCTTTTATATCATTATCTTTTATTTTAGTAAGGAGAGTTGATTCGAATACATTATCACCTGACCCCAAAAAGTTACACTCAAGTTCCTGAGCAACTTTTCTTTTGTCATACTTCAGTTTTTTTACCATACCTTCGAACCAAGATGAACATGGTTTGAATCCTTGTGAGATGTAATTTTTTACAACATCATAATCTCTTTCGTAGGCATTTTCTACCGTTAGGTCTATAACTTCAGTGTTCTTGTAATTTTCGCGGTTTAAAAGATAATCAGTCAGATCATCACATTTTACCATGTAAAGATCTTTGTTGTATCTCGGATCCTTGTACCAAAACATTTCAGAAACTTTGAACGTATTCATGTTTCTCAATGCCTGTTCATAGATTTCATAGTAAATTGGATCGTAACCATTTGGGGTAGAAATTACAATCACTTTACCTCCCGTAGACAGGGAAGCCATACAGGCTGCCCAAAAGTCGTCATCTGCCTCAATATATGCTGCTTCATCGAATATTAGGATTGTAGGTGTATAACCACGTAAGGCATCTTTGGAAGTTGCAACCGCCTTAACTTCACAATTATTTGTGAGTTTGAAATGTCTTTGTGAATTTTTTTCTTGTGAAAAGCCAACCCCAACCCAAGCAGGCCATTGTTCTGTAAATCCTCTAACCTTATTAGCAAATTCTACAGCGGTATCCAATTTGTTTGCAATGATCAGTATTTTTTCTGGATTGTTCTTCTTTGCAAAAACTAACCTTTTCGAAGACCATGCAGCGGTTACTGTTGATACACCCGCCTGTCTATATTTCAGTGCAATGTTTTCGTTGTAATTATCATAATCCTCAACTAAGGTTACTTGGTCAGGGAATAGATCCAATGGTACATATCTTTTGACGGTATTGTCAAAAGTCTGCAAATAAGTTCTCATCGCGTACGGAGTGTTTTTCATACACTTCGTAACTTCGATAATTAATTGTTCTCTGGTCACAGAAAATTATTTGGGTCTTGATATACCCAAACTTCCTAAGAAATCGTCGAGACCTTCATCGTCGTCTCCTTCATCTTCAGAATCGATGTCATTTTCTTCTTTGTAATTTTCGAATTCTGACTTCATGTTCTGAGCTTCTTTCATGATCTCCTCGAATCTCGCAGTAGCTTTCTTGTTTTTAGATTTATCATCTGAGATAGCGTCTCCTATGATTTCCAAGAATTCTTTTGCATCAATTTGGTATAACAAGATGTGGAACCAGTTTATTAATCCTTTATTGGATTCATCAAACATTTCATCAGGAAGTGAAAAACGGATTTTTTCTACAATTTCTGGTCCGATTCTCAATTGCATTGGTTCGTTTGCCAAAGTATCAACTTGTTGTTGAACTTTTTGACGCATTCCGGGTTCCTTCGGTAAACCATGTCTTCCTTTGGACTCTTCAATACCTTTTATGATCTCATGGCATAAAATTGGGAAGATAAGACCTTGAGCTTTGATTACAGTATCAATTTCAGACTCACCTTCTTCTCCACCCTCATCTCCCTCTTCTCCTTCGGGATCCAACTCAACTTTTCCAGCAACACCTTGACCTGTTGTACTCATCATTTCAATCATTTGTTCTTGAGTGAAGTACATGTAGTCATTAACTGCCATTATAGCCAAGTACAATGGAAATAATTGTGGATCAATGCGGTCTAATGCTCTCTTTACAGAGGGTTTTTGAAATATGTAATGTCCCTTCTTAGCAGCACCTTGGATGATAGCGTTGATGATGTTTCTTTTGTGTTTTTCTAACTCGAGCTGTTCAGCGTCTGTTAGATCCTCAACATCAAATGATTGGAATTGCAATTTTTCTTCTTTTTCCTCCTCATCTTCTTCCTCCTCTTCATCTTCAGGTTCGTATCTGAAATTAGAGACATCAATTGGCATACCTAATTCTGCAATTATATTAACCCAACCATCAGGAACTTCTGTTTCTTCGAGTGAAGCTTTTTTAGCTAACTCAATCAATTCATCTTTGTGCGCACCCTCAATTCTCATTATTGTTGGTAGGCTATTCATCATTTGCATATAGAAAGCTTGTACCACTCTTGGACTGAGATCTCTCATTCCGGGTACAGACCTTAACTTGTCGGCAACTTTTTTGAATCTTGAGCTAACCAATCTTTCAACATCTTGGGGTCCTTTTCTCATAGCAGGATTCTGTCCATAAAGACCCTGTGGATCTGCTAACTTTCTCTCCAAATTAGGATCCATTCTTTCCGGTCTATTACCATAATCTAATTGTTCTTTCAGTTTCTTTGCCATGATTACTTGTCTAATAAGTTGATAATTAAGTCTATAACCTCTTTCTTCGCCTTTTCGTGGCCAGCTTTAGGTGCGGGTTTTTCACCTGGATTTGGATTCCTTAAAGGATGGCCGGGCTTCTGAGGTTTAGTACCAGGTTTTCCTGGTTTTGTTGTTGGAGATGTTTTTGGTTTTGATGGGGCTACCGCTGGTCCGTCTTCAACTAAGTGTTTCATCAATTCTCCCTTAGTCATTTTTGGTGGGATATGTTTAGATACTAATTCCATAATCTTGTTTTCAATAAACAAAGATACAGGATTTTTTCCTTCCTTCACAGTTTTCTTTACGTCCTTAACACATCTTTCATATTTTTTCATTTGTCCTTTAGACCAATCACTTCTCTCTGTTGTACCAAACTCTTTACCAAGTTGTGCTGTACAAATAGCCCAAGGATTAGTTTCTCTTTCTGAAATCTCCTTCTCTTTATTGATTTGATCATTACCTACGTCGTCAGTCCCATCAGGTCCTTGTACTTGTACAGGATCTTGTGTCGTACCTCCTGCTGTCTTGTCAGTCATGCTAACTTCAGTATCAGGTTGTTCTTTGATTTCTTTTTCGTAAACCTCGAAAGGTTTCTTTTCAGTTTTAAGTTTGTTAATAGTGCTCGTATCTGCTTTAGAAACCATAGTGATTTCAGAGATCATTTTTGAATGTAAGGTGTTAATTTGTGACTCTGACATTTTTGCAACTGTGTCAGGTCTTAAACCTACTTCAACTAAATCCAAGGCTTTTTTATTAATTTTCATAAGATTCCTTTTTTTCTATTTTGAGAATTAAATCTTTAGAATATAGAATATCAGTTATTTCCTCCTCACTTTGGCCAAACCTGAACACCATTCTATCTTCTACCTCATCAGATTCCCAGGCTAATGCGATTACTCCGTCAACCGCATCTATCATACTAAAATAATCAGAGTTCTGAATCAAATCCAATTTTATATCGGTATTTTTCAGAACTCCTACTTTCTTTACATATTTCAAATCGGGTGGTTGAGGGTAACCATTTGATGGTTTACTGTCCCAATTTTCACCCCAAACATCTTTCTCATCCGAAAAAATAAACTCATACAAATTATCACCTCTAAAATTTGGACCAAGTCCATTTACATAGATTAGATAACTCATAGAATCAATCCTTCAGGTGAAATTTTAGTTTGTTTATTATTTTTTTCGAACACTAAGTTTTTCTTGTTTGTTTTTCCAATCAAAGAAAAACCAAAGTTTTCTTCTAAAAATTTTTCAGCAGCTAATTCTTGTTCAATTGACTCAGATAGTTTTTTTACTGAATTCATTTCTTTTTCAATAACTTTCTTCAATTGAATATTTTTCACAGTTCTTTTTTCTTGGATCATTCTCTTTTCAGAATCCTTAACCTCAAAGTATTTCGATAATACTTTATCAACTTTAGATTCTGAGAATAAATGATCTAACAAACTTTTCTCAACTGCAGATTCTTCTTCAATTTCTTCTTCATTTGAAAACATGTCTGAAACTTTATCAGCAGCTTTGTTAGCCGCATATGACATTGCCATTCTTTCAATTGCCGGTGCGATAGCCGCTTGCCACTGTTCCTCTGCCTCGATTTTTCCAAATCCTTCAGGTTGTGCCCCCACATCTACCATATCAGCGTCGTTTTCAACATCCATAAAGTTTTGTATATCTTCAACCTCAGTGTCATCTGTAATATCGGTACCATCTTTGTCATCACCACCGTCTACAACCGCATCTGCTTCATCAGATTCAAATTTGTTCATAATTTCATCCTTGTCCTCTGTCGAAAGATTTGTCAAATCAACTGAAGAAAGAACCATATTTATAACGTATTTGATATCCTCAGAAGACATTTCATTCTCTGAACCAAATTGTCTGATCTTTTGAGTTAACTTACCTGTCAACTTCTGAATAACTTTAAATGACACAGGTTCGTTGTCTGTTGGTTCAGAATCCATTTCCATCCCCATTTCAGTATCTACTGATACATCATCAACAGGAACCTCAGCATCAGGTGCTGGCATTTCCTCTGTTGAAGGTAATTCAGGTTCCGGTAGAGTCGGTGCAACTGGTTCTTCAGGTGCCACAGGAGATTGTTCAGCAGCCGCTTGAGGAGCCTTAAGAACAAATTTTTTCTGCTCTCCGAATAAAGAAACACCCTCTTCGTTACCAACTAAAGAATTGTTTTCTTTGATCATTAAATTCAGTTTCTTTAATGCTTGAGAATAGCTTGAAAAATATTTTCTATTTTTCATTGGCTCAATATAATCTGATTGGCCTTCCTCCAACATTTGTTTAATGATATATCCTTGTTTTTCTTTAACAATACCGAAACTGTTGCCGTCGGCGAAAGTAATGTTGTATTCTGAAGAAGTGTTTTCATTAACAGGGTTCGAAGATGCATCTTTGTATTTTGCAATCTCCATGATTCTTTTGATTTTGTCTAAACCCTCTAATCTTTCACTTCCTAATGGTCTGATGTCTGCCATGATATTTTTTTTAGTTTTTTTTTAGTTATTTAATCCATCGAATCCACCGATCTTTATTGCACTCATGTCATAAACTGTGCCTCTTTCACTTCCAATCATTGCTTGGTTAGCTGGACGTGGTAATTGTCCTACACTTGGGTCATAAGTACCCCCACTGTAAGATCCGAACATTTCATTTGTGAATTCATAGTACGTATTAGCACTGAATACTCCGAATGGTGTAGGTGTTGGTGTTGTTGTCGGTGTTACAGTTGGTGTGACACTCGAAGTTGGTGTAGGTGTAACTGCAGCAGTTCCCGTAGGTGTTGGTGTTACACTTGCTGTACCTGACTGCGTAGGAGTAGGCGTTTTAGTTGTGGTTACTGAAGGAGTTGGAGTTGCACCTGCGGTTGTGCTCGGTGTTGGTGAGTTTGTTGGAGTAACTGTTGGAGTAGATGTAACCGCTGCAGTCACGCTTGGAGTAGGTGTAGCCGTTTTTGTTGGTGTAACCGTTGGTGATGCTGTTATACTTGGAGTAGGGGTTGCGGTAGCCGTTTTTGTTGGTGTAACCGTTGGTGTTTTAGTAACTGATGGTGTTGGTGTTGCAGTAGTACTTGGAGTTGGAGTTGGTGTTACAACTGCCTCACAAGTTGCACAATCTCCGTAATCAACGGACATGTACGTAACAACGTCTACACCTGTAGTTGGCTCTGCATTATCGATAATGTCATAACAACCCTCGGCAGTTGCACCTGAGAATCTAAGGAAATAATTACCGTTGACCGCAGGTAAATTACTGCTGTCAAAATCAACAAGTATTGCTGGACCCCCTGCACATGAACCAATGAGATATGTTACTAAAGCCATTTAATTTTTTCTTTATAAATATACGTTCCTTAAGAATAATTTAATTTATGCGAGGTCTTTGATACTCGGAGACGCTCCCTTTTCGTAACTATTAACCACTTTAGCAACCAAATCTCCAGTTCCCCAAGTTTTAAGTGATGAACATTTTGATATTTGGGATGCCCCAATGTCGTTTTTGAGACCATCTACAATACAACTGTACCTTCCATTTCTCAATGTTTTAAGAGTCGCAATCATACCATCCTCCAATGATTTGTAATGTTGTACTCCGACCTTATTCATATTTGTTGAACCAGGTAGTTTCCATGTTGTATTGAATGGGTTATATCTTCCTCCCTTACCCTCGGCCTGTCTCCACGCATATAAAAATTTAAGGTTTTCTGATGTGACAGGAGCACCTAACTCCTTTAATATCCTTTCGTAGAAGTTCTTGTCAGTTATGTTTGAAGTATCAACCTCTTTTTGTTTTTTGATTTTACTCAAATCATCATCTGAGAATTTTCTAATAACCAACATCGCGGTTAAGTATCTAAGATCAAAACCATCCATTTTTCCATCAGTTGTGATCTGCATAGATTTTTGGAATTCTTTGGCTGCGTTTTCTGTCTCAGGACCATACTTACCGTCAACACCCCATTTTGGTAATGAGAATCCTAAGAACTGTAAAGCGGTTTGAATGAACTCAACGTCCTTGTCATAGGTAATTTTACCTGGCTCGTATTTGTAGGTTTTATTTCCTTCAGCCACTCTGATGATGTCTTGTAAAAATCTTGAATCTCCAACAAGATCGGATATCTCACCGTCTTCACTAAATTTCTTGGCGTACTTTCCTAATTTTTGTCCTTTAGCACATTTCAAAGATCCATCATCATTCAAAAACTCTCTTATGTTATGACCTGACTCAATACCAATGTGAACGTGATCATAGGAACTATTAGGGAAATCCATGACATACCCCAAGAGTTGACCACACTGAACTTTATCTCCTTTTCTAACTTGTGCACCTTGTAAGTGTGTATAATAGATGTCAGGTAAACCACCTTCACTATCAACAGTGAAACTTTGACCATATAATTTTTTACCACCCCTCTTTATAACATCTGCACCATAATCAGAGAAGGTTTGTACTGTACCACCGGCTAAAGCAAAAACAGGATCTCCAACAGCTGCTTTGATATCCCAAGCATTACTTGAGTGCCAACCACTTTGTCCTGCGTGTGCACCATCTCTTGGTATTGTAATGTCAGCACCGCCTGTCAAATGAGAACTCATTGGTGCTTCTTGAAGGAACTTGATAATACTTTCTTTGATTGATTGTTCCATTGAAAGTTCTTGATCGATGTAGTTGTTGTACGTGTTGAATAATTTTTCAATCATACCGTTTCTTCTCAAGAATTTGAATGTCAAATTCTCATATGAAAGTTCTCCCTCTTTTTCAAGTCCAGATTTTCTATACTCTTTCAACTTGTCTTTCAAGTCCTCTATTTTTTTCTTTCCTTTCTCAAGATCACCTTTGTCCAAAGACTCCAAAGCATTTTCTATCTTTTCGTTCCAGTTTTTTACTTTATCCTCGATAACAGACTTATCAATTTCGTTCTTCATTTTTTGTGGTTTATTAATCCACTCATCCTCCATCAATGAATAAACTCCTGAACTTTCATGTTTTTCATCTTCACCTTGAGCATATAATTCTACATCATATCCGAATATTTTGATATCATGTTTTTCGTTGAAAAGTTGTTTTTTAAGATTGAATAATTCTTTGTAGGTATCTTCCTGTTTTCCAAACTTCTTTAGATCTACAATTACGTGAAGATCAAAGTCTGAATATTCGGACCAATTGAAGTTTGAAAGTGACCCTGTTAGGGTGATATCTTCAACAAACGCATCCTCACCCAAGTAGTCAATAAACTCGTTTGCAATTTTCATCAAGGCTTTACGAACCTTGGGCTTCATTTTTGATTTTTCAGGATCTTCAGGATTATCCCAAATTTTCGGATTTAAAGTATCCCTCAGGGTGAAACTATCTAATATTTTTTGGAAATTACTCATCTGATATAAATACTCAGTGAGTTAGAGTTTTTTGTATGTGAACTTCTTAGAAATCTCGCTCATGAAAAATTTCCCTTGTGACTCAGCCATTCTGAATTTGGTGTACGTGGCGTGAGGTACATCTTTATATTCGTAAACTAATCCATTATTGAATTCACAAACAAGTGATTTTAGTTCCGTGTCGTATGTTGTCTTTTTAATATTTGAGGACTCAATCTCGTTGATAATTTTGGATCCCTCAATCGTCTCTTTCTTTACTGCCATCTTTTAAAGGTGTTAATAAATCAATTTTATTCATTTTTGACTGTAAATAAAGCATGAGATCCTCATCTTGAATATCGAAACCGAAACCTTTCAGTTGTTTTTTGAGATCACGCATAAGCATCGCTATTTCAGCTCTGATTTCAAACATTCTTTCGGGACCAGAACTAATTCTTTCCAATTGTTTCTCAGTGTATCCCAACTCTTGGAACATAAGTCTCAACTCAAGATATTTTTGTAGTATCTCTTGAGCGGCTAAAGTATCTTCAACAAATTTTTTCCAATTGTCCATGAATATAAATACAAATCCCCCACCATTTGGTGAGGGATCTGATCTTGAATGAGCATTTATTATAGAAGTGAGATCTTCTTTTTTTCTTGTTTCTTGAATCCTGGTATGAAAACCGTAAGGAGTCCGTCCTCGATCGTTGCTTCAATTAGTTCTGCATTGTAATCAGTTCCTAATTTGAATTGTTTGTGAATCGATTTAGAAATTTCCTCACCGTTCATTTTGTATTTTCTCTTACCGTCAATGGTCATTACACCATCTTCGATTTCAACCTTCAAATTTTCTTTGTTGAAACCAGGTGCTTCAAATAAAAGGTATGCACCATCTTTAGTTTGGTTTACTTCGTAGTTGTTTTCATCTTCTTTGTTTTTTGTTACAACCGAAGTCTTGTAATAAGTGTTAGGACTGTTGAAAAACTTTTCAAAGATGTCATTGAAATCGTTTGTACCGTAGATCATAATAATTTGTTTTTGATTTTAAAATTTATTATTTATTCTGTAGTTTATCAATATTGGTGCCGATTCATTTATGGTGACAATTTGATAGTCTAAGAATAATCTTTTAGACAAAATGACAGACAAAAAAAATATATCATGACAATTTGTCAAAATAATTGTTTATGTCCAAATTTTGATACACCTTTGAAAAAAATTATTAAATATGAATGATCTACTTGATGACGATGACAAAATGATGAGTAAGAAGAAACAATCTTCTGACAGCCCAACACCAGTGTTGGATAATTTCAGTAGGGATCTTATCAAATTAGCCGAACAAGGTAAATTGGATCCCGTTATCGGCCGAGATAAAGAAATCATGAGGATTGCTCAAATTCTTTCGAGAAGAAAAAAGAACAATCCAATTATCATCGGAGAACCTGGTTGTGGTAAGACCGCAATCGTTGAGGGTTTGGCTATGAAGATTTATAACGGTGAGTGTCCAAAAAATTTGATGGATAAAAGGATTGTGAATCTCGATATCAACTCAATTGTTGCCGGTACAAAATACCGTGGTCAGTTCGAAGAAAGGTTGAAAGTGATCATCGAAGAATTACAGGCTAACCCAAATGTGGTTGTGTTCATCGATGAAATTCACACAATGGTTGGAGCAGGAAATGCGTCAGGTTCATTGGATGCATCAAACATCTTCAAACCAGCATTATCTCGTGGAGAGATTCAATGTATTGGTGCAACTACACTTGATGAATACCGTACCAACTTTGAAAAAGATGGAGCACTCGAGAGACGTTTCCAAAAAATTATGGTTGAAGGTGCAACCAAGGAAGAAACACTCCTTATTCTCAAAAATTCCAAAGACAAGTATGAAGCTTACCATAAGGTAACTTATTCTGATTCTGTTTTGGAGGCTTGTGTGAAATTGGCCGATCGTTATATTACTGATCGTGAGTTTCCCGATAAAGCTTTCGATATCCTTGACGAGGTTGGTGCTCGTACACAACTCGAAACTAAAATTCCCGCAGCTATCGAAGAATTGAAACAAAAGGCTTCTGAGATCAAACAACTCAAAATGGATGTTGTTAAGAAACAGAACTACGAGCAAGCCGCAGAATTACGTGATAAAGAAAGGAAGATCATTGTAAAACTCGAAGACGCAAAGAAAAAGTTCGAAGAAGAAATGTCTCAATCAAAGAAGGAAATCTCTTTGGACTTGGTTTATGAAGTTGTTTCTACAATGACCAAAATTCCGGTATCCAAGATGTCTATCGATGACACCAAGGCTCTTGTTAATTTGGATTCAGTCCTCAAGGATAGAGTTATCGGTCAAGATGCTGCGGTTCTCAAGATTGTAAAATCTATTCGTAGAAATCGTTTGGGTATCAAAGATCCAAATCGTCCAATCGGTTCATTCATTTTCTTAGGATCAACAGGTGTAGGTAAAACTCACTTAGCAAAACAACTCGCAAAAGAAATTTTCGGTACTGAGGATTCTTTGATCAGAGTGGACATGAGTGAATATCAAGAAAAACATACTATCTCCAAATTAGTAGGTGCTCCTCCAGGCTATGTTGGTTACGATGAAGGTGGTCAACTTACAGAGCAAGTTAAAAACAAACCTTATTCTGTAATCCTATTCGATGAGGTAGAGAAAGCTCACAAAGATATATTCTCTGTCTTACTACAAATATTGGATGACGGTCATGTTACCGATAGTTTGGGTAGAAAAATCAACTTCAGAAATACGTTGATTATCATGACTTCTAACTTGGGTGTAAAAAAACTACAAGACTTCGGTACGGGTATCGGATTCGGTTCGTCCAAGTATGGTTCTGATGAACAGAAAAAAGAAATCTTGATGAAAGAAATGAAAAATTTCTTCTCTCCCGAATTCTTGAACCGTGTTGATGACATCATTACATTCAATGCACTCAAAGAAGATGACATCAAGAAAATCAGTGAAATTGAAATCAAGAAGTTGATCTCACGTTTGAATGAAATGAACTATAAGATCTCTTATGACCAAACACTCGTAGATTATATTTCTAATGTTGGGTATGATGAACTTTACGGAGCAAGACCACTCAAGAGAGCAATTCAGGACAAAGTGGAAGATCTTGTGTCAGAAGAAGTTTTGAAGGGAAATGTGAAAGAAGGGACATCTTACAAAGTGATTGTAGATGGTGAAGAAATAAAACTGAAGAAGGGTAAATAAAAAAAAGGGGGTTGAAAAACCCCCTTTTTTATTAATCCCATAATCTATTAAAAGATTTCTGTGGTACGTTCTGTTTGTAATGTAACTTATATCCTAAATTCTCAATCATTTTTCTACCCATATTAATTCCATTGTAAACGTCTTCAACAACTACATATTCATTTTTGGTGTGGTAGTTGTAGTACCCAATAGAAAAGTTAATACAAGAAAAATCAAATTTAGACCTCAACGCCCAAACATCAGTATAAGGGTGAGTCATATAATCCATGTCTTCCATAACCATCCCCTCAGATAATACCTTATCACAAACTTCGAAGAATTCTGAGTCTCTGTCGAACAGAACTTGTCCGAAACATCTTTCGGTAATCATCCAATTTTCGGGAGCATCAAACTGAATAACATACCCCACATTTTCAAAAAATTTTGTGTTGGCTTTCTGTGATCCATGACAACCAGTTTCCTCTGAAACGAAGAAGGCTGCTTTCAGAAATGGAAGTTCTTTCAATAAAGTCAGACAAGCAAAAACGCCAGCTTTATCATCACCACCAATACCTGTTGGTTGACCTTGGTCATTGTAGGCCTTCAATGCGAGTTTGATTTCTCCTTGTGCGTTTGGTAGTTGTTCTTCAACCACATTGATGATGTCTATGTTATGTACAGTATCTGTGTGTGCAACTACACACGGATAGTAAAATCCTTCATTTATTTCACCTGTTTTTTTTGTGACGTAAACGTTGTAATTTTGATCTACTTCGTAATCCAAACCTTCTTTATTACACCAATTGATAAGATATTTTACCATCTCACCTTCTTGGTAAGTCTTGGTTGGAACACTCAAAACAGATTTTAGAAATTCTAATTCTTGATTCATTAATAAAAATTTACTACAAAAGTAAGTAAACTTTTACACATCACCAAACGGACCAGCAAATAATTCAGGTTGGTATAATAATTTATAAAAATTTTCTTCTGAGACTTTTCTGGATATTGATTTTAGGTCTTTACGTAGGATTACCTCAACTTTCATTTCATCTTTATCGAAATCTTTAATCATGAAAGTGACACCCTTCAATTTGGGTAAATCATACATGACCATTGGTTTGAATTTTTTTGTGATTCTGTTATAAAACTCTATAAATTTTGGAAGATTTTCATCTTCTTCAATGTTGTCTTTAATCTTATCAAGTTGCCAAGCAACATCTCGATTGAAGGATTCTTTGTCGAAGTCACTGTTATATCCCCACTCATAACTTTGTTCGGACCAATTCCAACCTTGATCTTCTCCTTTGTATAACTCTTTAAATAGATCCTTGAAACTCAACCACACTAATCCCGTTTTCAAGTATAACATTATCAATTCACCTACATTGATACTCACTGTGTCCCACTTTCTTGCAACTGTGAATTCATTTTTTTTGAGTTCTTCAGTAAGTTCTTCGTCGATAATTTCCATCGCCTTTTGAGTCGCCGCATGTTCAAACTCAGAATGATAATCATCTAAAATCCTATTAGTCTGTTTTGGATAAACTTTCAAAAGAATCTCCGCTGCCCTTTTGTTTGTGTTTTCTTCCGGTAGATCCGAGTAATCATAATTTGGATCCAAAACTTTCAAAATAAAATTCATTGTTTCCAAATTTTCTTCGTTCAATTCATAAAAAACAATATATCCTTGTTCGAAGTCTTCGAATACACGAGATTCATCTGTGAATCCCCAATTTGAATGAGGTGAGTAAACATGATTCACAAAGAAAACGTCGTCCTGAGAAACACCTAAAGCTTCGAGTAGTTCTTCGTCGTTTTTGAACTCGAATTGAATTTTTGTTAACCCCTTTACCGGATTTTCAACAACCCTATGTATCGATGGTTCGGTCCTTTCAATATCATACCTATCCGCTTGTCCCCTTACGTATTTTCTTAATATTTGAAATAATTCACTCGATGCCAAAACAATGATTTTAATATAAATATAAAATTCGTTTGGATTAGAAACTATTTATTCTTACCTTTGAAAAAGTTATTTGAAATCATGGGGATGTCACGGCATTGATTGGCATGTGATATTATAGATGGCACGTAGGAGCTGAATTAACTCCTTAAAAACTGATTTGAAACACAAACGGCGAAACTTTCGCAAAACTTTCTGCTATCGGTCTTATCCGTGAAGAAAGCGTTGTTGCTGCGTAATCGTAGAGAACAACATATCGGGTCGATTAGGACGTTAACCTAGGAACAGAAGTCCAATATACGGGTGACAGGTCAGAGCTCGTTTAAAATAATTCTGAGACCAGGTTGTTTGTAGGTTGGTTTCCCACATATATCTAACCTAATATTTCGTAACGTTGAGAAACAACGTTGTACTAAACGTGTAGTCATTTATAGTGTTCGTGAACAAGACACGGGTTCGACTCCCGTCATCTCCACCAGACAGGTGAAGACTGAGGTGGAACCCCTCGGTATATGAATCCCAAAGACGCCGTCTTGATTCGCGGTATCAGAGCGGTGAGGGTAGTGTTTACTATAAGTCAGGAGTAATTAACCAACGACGAAAATGTAACCACCAATGTAGGAATATGTTGGTCATGATGTGTAAAAGGTCACGAAAAGCCTGTTTTTTTTTTACCGCTCCGTTAGACCAGTGGCTCAAGTCGTCTCCCTTTCACGGAGAAAATCAGGGGTTCGAATCCCCTACGGAGTACAAACGATCCTGAACTATGAAAGAAATATTAAAATTAGCATCCGTATGCATCTACGTAGATAAGGACTACGTGTATCCATGTGACGAAAAAGGGAATCCCGATTTCGACAACAAAAAAAGTTATAATGATCTGAGTCCTGAGTGGTTTCAGAATCTCTCGAACGAAGACAAAAATCTTATTAATTCTTTAAAAAATTAATTACTGAAAATCAGTTGGATATCTCCGTGTTTACATTTTCTTAACATGAAGTTTGACAACTTGGAAACTGTGCCCTATACTTATTGAAACAAGGATAATCCTTAAAAACAATTTTGTGGAACTTAATTATTACCGAAAAACACATAGAAATTAAACAAATCCCGTTGACGTAACAGTCGCGGGATTTTTTATTTATAAACCAATAAACAGAAAGCAAAATGAAAAAAGCAATCTTGATGTCCCTTTTATCCTTTATGGTGGCATTGACATCTTTCGGGCAGATTACAACTTCTACCCTGTCAGGTGTTGTGAAAAATGAAAAAGGAGAAACTTTAGCAGGTGCCACTGTACACGCAGTACACCAACCTTCAGGTTCTGAGTATCGAACAAGCTCAACAAAATCTGGTTTGTATACCATTCCAGCAGTTCGTGTAGGTGGACCTTACATTATCCACGTTAGTTACGTTGGTTACAAAATGGCTGAGATCACAGACATTCAGACATTGTTGGGCTCGACAAGTAATGTGGACGTAGTTCTACTTTCCGACTCTAAACAACTCAGTGAGGTTACAGTCGTGGGAACAAAGAGTAACGTTTTTTCGAAAGACAAAACCGGAGCTGCTCAACAATTCGGACGTAGAGAACTTACTTCTATTCCGATCGCGGGAGCAAGAACTATCGATGGTATCACAAAGTACAACCCATTCGGTAACGGAAACTCTTTTGGAGCTCAAGACTCACGTTTAAACAACTTCACTATTGACGGATCACAGTTCAACAACAACTTTGGTTTGGGTTCTTCAGCTCAAGCGGGTGGTAGAACTGGTGCTTCAGCAATATCATTGGATGCAATTGACCAACTTCAGGTTAACGTGGCACCTTTCGATATTCGTCAAAGTGGTTTCGTTGGTGCAGGTATCAATGCTGTTACTCGTTCAGGTACGAATGAGGTTGAAGGAAGTGTGTATCAAACACAGAGAAACAACTCATCTACTTATGTTGGTAACAATGCAAGGGGTACGACAGTAACTGCGGCTAAATTTGATGAAAAGGTACAAGGTTTCAGATTAGGTGCTCCAATTATCAAAAACAAATTATTCATTTTTGGTAACTATGAGAGTATCGTAAGAACTGAACCAGGTACGACTTGGATTTCAGAAGGATCTCCTTTAACAGGTACACAAATCAGTAGAGTTAAATTTGCTGACATGCAAAGACTATCAAACTTTATGAAAGATAGTTTGGGTTATGTCACAGGTCCTTGGGAAGGGTATTCTAACACTAACGATTCAAGAAAATTCTTGATTCGTGTGGATTGGAACATCAACAAGAATAACAAGTTAACCGCTCGTTATGTGAATCACAATTCTTCTGCTGAGATTAACATTTCAAACTCTCAGTCAGCGGGAGCAGGAAACAGAACTACTCAGTTCAACGCAATGAGTTTCAAAAATAGTGGTTACATTATTCAGGACAATACTCGTTCTGCGGTTTTGGAACTTAACTCTAAAATCTCTAACACACTTCACAATAACTTAATCGTTTCTTACGATAAGCAAATTGAGGATAGAGCATATTTGAGTCAAATGTTCCCAACTATTGATATCAGAGAAGGTTCCGCAACTTACACTTCAGTAGGTTTCGACCCTTTCACACCTGGTAACAAATTGAACTATTGGACGTTCAACGTAACAAATAACTTGACAAAGTATTTGAACAAACATACTTTGGTTGGTGGTTTCAACTATCAAAGTTATCAATCAAATAACTTATTCTTCCCAGCTTCTAACGGAGTTTACATCTTCAACAGTCTGAACGACTTCTATACCGCAGCAAGACAATCAATTGCTAACGGTGGTAGACCTTCAACATTCGCACCGGCAAGATTCCAATTACGTTATTCTGCACTTCCTGGAGCGGTAGAACCAATGCAGGTTTTGGAAGCTAATCGTTTGGATCTTTACGTTCAAGATGAATTCAACGCAACCAAAGAACTGAAGTTGACTTTTGGTATCAGAGCAAATGTTATTGATTTAGGTAACACAGCTTTAGAAAATAAAGCGGTGTCTTCAATGATCTTCGCAAATGGTGAAGGATTCAATACAAGTGTTCTTCCAAAAACACAGTTCTTAATAGAACCTCGTTTCGGATTCAACTACGACCTCAAAGGTCAGAAAAAAACACAAATCCGTGGTGGTACAGGTGTATTCACAGGTAGACCACCATACGTGTTCCTTTCTAACCAAGTTGGTAACAACGGTGTGTTAACAGGATTTATCGATGTATCAGGAGCGGCAGCGGCACAATATGGTTTCACTGCAAATCCTAATCAATACTTCATCCCATCAACACCAACTTTACCTTCTACGTTTGATTTAGCATTCACTAATCAGAATTATAAATTTCCACAAGTTTGGAAAAACAACATCGCTATTGATCAGAAACTACCTTGGCTTGGTTTAATTTTGAGTGCTGAATTACTCTACAACAAAACCATCAATGCGGTTCATTATTACAACGCTAACTTAGATAAACCAGTTGGTAAGTTAGGTGGTGTTGATACTAGAGACCTTTTCGCAGGAAATGATAATGGTGTAAGAGTAAATGATAACGTATCAATGGCAGCAGTTCTAACAAACAGAAATGGTGCTTACAATCGTTCAGCAACATTCAAATTAGAAAAACCTGTATCAAAAGGTCTTTGGGGTTACGTAGCTTACACAAACGCTATGGCTGAAGATTTCATGAGTGCGGGTTCAATCGCGAGTGGTAGCTGGCAGTCAGCAGTATCTGTAAACGGTAACAATAACTTAGGACTATCAATTTCTGACTTTGTTGTTAGAAATAGAATCGTAGGTTTGTTAGGTTACAGAATTGACTACGGTAAAAAATATGGTGGAGCAACAACAATCACTCTTGGTTATGTTGGTTCACAGAACAATCCATTCTCTTACATTGTAGCTGGTGATTTGAACGGTGACAGAGTAAATAACAATGATTTGGTATTTGTACCAAACAAAGGATCTGACATTCGTTTTGCACCACTTACAGTAGGAACAAGAGTTTACACTGAAGCTGAACAACAAGCATCATTCGAAGCTTTCATATCTCAAGATCCATATCTATCAACAAGAAGAGGACAGTACGCTGAAAGAAACGCACTTGATCTTCCTTTCCTACATAGATTCGATCTTTCAATAGCTCAGGATGTATTTGTTAAAATCGGTGGAAAAAGAAATTCTTTCCAAATTAGAGCTGACATTTTAAACTTTGGAAACATGGTAAACAACAAATGGGGTGTATCTCAAAGAGCTACAAACCCTCAGTTGTTAAACTTCGTTAGCAGAGATGCTAGTAACATTCCAACGTATAGATTGGCAACTCAAAGAGATGCAAGCGGTACTTACTTGATCAAAGACACATATCAATTCAATTCATCAGTATTTGATGTATGGTCTGCACAGTTAGGTATCAGATATACTTTTGGTAAGTAATCTAAACATCATAGAATATAAAACCCTCACTACGGTGGGGGTTTTTTATTTGACAATGTCATGTTGTTTAACTATTCTTTAATTTCAAAATAAATTATATGACAATTTTAGCAATTCTCGGATGGGTTTTAACTGCAGTTGTAGCCGTTATGTTAGGTAAAGGTGCTGTAGAAAAAATCATCGGAACTCAAGAAATGGTCGGAAACTTCGCATTTATGAAGTTAGAAAAGTATAGATTACTAACAGGGGTTGGAGAACTTTTGGGTGTTATCTTACTTTGTATTCCAGTAACGTCCCTTTACGGAATGGTATTGGTTACTTCATTTATGAGTGCTGCGGTTGTTTTACATCTCGCACTTATGGGGGGAGCAAAAACTTACATGCCAATTTTGGTTGGTGTGTTATCACTACTCTCCTACGTTCTCAGATCACTTTAATTTAATTAACCCCGTCTTCGGATGGGGTTTTTTATTTTGGGTAAGTGGTATTTATAGGAATGGAATTACGCAGTTTAATTTGGAAACTTCTTAAAGAACAGTTAGATCAGAACACCGTCAATTTGAAAAACAAATATGTTGGTGAAGACAAACCTGTTTCTGAGGACGACTTCAATAAAATTGTGGAGGTTACGGGTAATAAATTTTACCTATTAAGTTGGTTGACAAAGAAAGTGGGTACGGGAATGATTAAGCCCGAGGATATCTACAAATACAAAGAATACTTTGAGCTTTTCGAAAAAAACAAAAACAAATTCCAACACAAAGATATTCACCTGTATAAGACTTCAGAGGACGTAAAAAATTTTCTTAAAGATGCAATTTCGGTGAGAGAATCTGATATCGTTTACGATGAAATTCAAGGACTGGACAACTACGTCACACAAAACGAAATAGAAAAATTAGAATCTACAGGAGGTATGAAATACCTTGGTATGTATCAAGATAAAAAATACAAATATCAGGTTTTTCAAGTGTTCGGTTACGACCAAGACACATGGAAAATTTACAGAGATATATTAGGTAGGTGTAAAGGTAGAAATAGAGGTGCTAAGATTGACATATGTACTATTGGTAATTACAAATATTTCAAAAGTTACCTTACAGATCCTAAAGGTTCGAATTACTTTTTACTCTTCAACTTGGATGACCCCAAATCTCCATACCAATTACATTTCGAGTCCGATCAATTCATGGATAAGAATGATAATGAAGCGAGTTTAGATCAATATAAATTCTATGAATTTGTAGGTGAAAGAGTCCCACAATATAGTATGACACAAGACCCATTTCCTGGTAATATGGAAATTCCTGTTAAGGATAAGGGTTATTTAGATAGTAGAAGAAGGAAGAATGGTCTTTGGAAACAATATGATCGAGGCAAACTTATTGGAGTATCTACATATGAAAAAGGTAAACTGAAAGGGCCTTTTGTGGTGTACGATTCCAAAGGTGGAATTTCAGTCAAAGGTAATCACTCATTAGTAGGTCTCGAAACCTTGGAGGGGCCATTTGAAAGATATCATGATGGAAAACTTGAAATTAAAGGAATTTATGGCCCTGACGGTTATAAAGATGGAGTTTGGTTTGAAAAAAGTTACTACTCGAGAGGTCATAGATTAGTAGACTATTCCGAAAAGAACCTTAAAATATCAGGATTTACTGAACAAGGAAAATTGAGATTTATAAGTAGTGGTTCGAGAGGCTCTCGTTACCAAAACGCAACTGTAAATGGTAAGATCACCATTTTCTATCCATCAGGGAAGGTTTTTGCTGTGGGCAGATACGGTAAAAATGATAATAGACTCGGAGATTGGGTGTATTATTACCCTGATGGAAGTTTAAGGGCTAAAGGAAAATTCAATCGTTACGGAACTCGTGATGGAGAGTGGATTGATGTTGTGAAAACAAAAGATAACACCAAATTAATTTTACAGGGATCTTTTCCCGATGTAGCAAGAAATAAAATCAAGGTTTCCGATAGTTCAGGAAAATTTATAAAAAACGCCAAGATCGAAGATTTCGAACCTGAGGAATATTGGCATCACGTAGCTTTCAATTTGTACTCTTTTAGGTAATTTTTTTTTGTCACAACTTTTTTTTATATTTGTGACAATGAACAAGATTTACTCGATTATTTTTATTTTAACAGTCTACCTGTTTTCACAGGCTTTCACATTTTATCAATTACAAGGTCACCTTTGGAATAAATGGATCAAAGAACACCCCTTCCTAATGACTTTGATGGGTGTCCCTGTTGGTTATTTTGTAATTTTGGCAAGTAGGGAAATGGTTAGTCTCTACGATGGTCAGACTTGGCCAAACCGTATTATTGGATTCAGTATTGGTGTTATTGTATTTAGCATAATGGCTTGGTTTATACTCAAAGAACCCATGACAACTAAAACAATAATTTGTTTATCATTAAGTTTTATTATACTTTTGATCCAACTATTTTGGAAATAAAACATGGTCCTGTAGTTAAATGGATATAACTACTGCCTTCTAAGCAGTAATTCCAAGTTCGATTCTTGGCGGGACTACAAAAAAGGGGAGACATAGATCTCCCCTTTTGTATATTTATACCATATGAAGTTCATATCAATTTTATTAGGGGAAGGACGTAAAGAAGATTTAAAGAAAAAATATACCAACAAGTTTGATGAAAAAACTTTAGATTGGTTTCTGAATATTGCTGATTTACAAGATTTCAATCACAAATACACGGATTTTGTTCTGAAAGGAGTTCATCCTGATCATATTGAAGGTGACGCTGAAATTGGGATTAATTTGATTAAAAGTTTTGATAAGTATCAATCCCAACTTGATAAAAAAGACATCAATCAATATGAAAGTTTTGAAGAATTAGATTCAGCTTTATTCCCTATCAAACAAAAACAAAAAGAAAAAGAACTAGAAAAACAAATTGATAAGATTTATGAGGACGATAAATTCGTTGTTATAATACCGAAAAATGAAGAATCTTCATGTAAATACGGATCAGGAACAAAGTGGTGCACAACTTCAAAAGGTGCGGGACATTTTGGTAGATATACATCAGGAGGTCAACTTTTATTTTACATCATCGACAAGAAAAGTTCAAAGCCAGGTAACTACACAAAAGTTGCAGTACACTTTGATAACTCAGGTAAAGAATCTTGGTGGGACACAGCAGACAACAAAATGTCGGATAGGGAAGTTGAGGTATTCAAATACGCATTCTCGGATATTACAGATGCAATCTACGAACACAAAAAGAAATCCACGGAATCTCAGAAGAACGAATTGTTATTTCAAGTATTCAACGATTACCAACGTTTAGATCAAACAAAAAACTATTTGATGCCCGGTACAAAGTTAGGAATCGGGATCGATGCATTTGAAAACGTACAGGGTATGCCAAATCACGCTGTGGGTGAGTTAACAATATATCTATCAAAATTAAATGAGAGTAAGGTATTAGATTCTTACCAAATCATGATCTCATATGGTGATGTGGAATTCAATCATAGGTTCCAAAGGAATGTATTCAAAATTGATCTTGGTTTTCAAGGTAATGATCCTTCGGAAGATAGTGATTACATAGATTTAGGTTTAGAAAATTTCGAACTGAAATCACCTATGGTTTTGGATACTGTTGAAAACACTACAGATACAATGAGGAGGTGGATACTTTCTAGTGTTATGAATAAAGTGGAGAATAACCGTGAGTTACAGAAAAAAGTAATTGGCGATCAAGCCGTTTTTACTCCAACATATGGATATACATTCGGAAAAAACAAAGGGATGATTTCAAAACTTGTTAAATTCTTGGAGGCAGGTAAAATAGGAACCAAATTAGACTTTTTAGTTGACATCGGTTACATCGAGAAAATTACAGACAATGGAAAAACCAAATACAAAAGAGGTAACTATACAATGGAACCAAGAGAATTAAGAGGTCAACATTCTTCATTCTTCGCCGCAGCTAAGAACGCAGGTATCTTAGGATATAGAAAGGTTGGAAAAGACTATTTTTTAACCAAAGGTCCCAATTTTGAGTTATTCAAAGAAGGAAAACTCAAGGCGCTTTAGATAATCTTCGAAAGTAGATATAAAGCCCAAAAAATACCCCCGCAATACAATACAAAACGAAGTTCGCTTTCCATAAACTTCCTGTCAGTAATATTAGGGAATACTGAACGGCATCGAATCCAAATGGATTGAAGAACAAAGCGAGCATTAAAAATATTTGAGACAGATTCTCTTGGAGTGTTTTCTGCCACGTTTCCCTGTTTATTTGCATCGTCCATCTGAGGGGTGTTTAAAGTTTATGTCTTTAGACTTTTTGGTGTTATAATAAATATTCGTACATTTGTCTTATGAAAGTGATTTTCTTAGATAATGATGGTGTAATCTGTTTGTCCACAGAATGGGGTGGACGTTACAAAAAACAGAAAAAATGGGGAGGACGAAAGTTATCCATGACTCCAAGTGAGATCCCTTTTGAATATAGATTCGATAACTTTAATAAAAAGGCTGTAAAGGTTCTAAATGAAGTTTTAGAGGAGACTGGTGCAGAAATTGTTGTTTCCTCTGATTGGAGGTACTATGCGAGTTTGGAAGAACTTCAGAAGTACTATATGGATCAAGGTATTACCAAAGGTCCTATTGGCGTTACAAAAAGAGTAAGTGAAATTGATCCAAAAAATTGGGAAAAAAATTTTAGGAACTACGCCAAATTAGAAGAAGAAAGATCATTAGAAATTAAAACCTATTTGAATGATCATCCTGAGATAACATCTTGGGTTGCTGTTGATGATTTGAATATGGGTAAGTTTCAAACTGAGAACGATTTAGAGTTTGTTTATGATTGGGGTTTAGATAATTTCGTCCATACAAAGAAATCTAATGAAGGAATCAAACAAACAGGAATCAAAGAAAAAATTTTAAAATTCTTGAATAATGGTTAATATCAAAGAGATTCTCGAAAGAGAGGGTGAGGTTCGTAAGTTCGCGGGGGTTGCTCCTGAGGGTTTCATTCTCGTTCATGAGAAAACCCTCATGGATCTCCGTGATATGGACACTTGGCTTGATTGGAAAACTGGAAGAAAAACAATCAAAGAAATGAATAAAAAAAATTTTGATTTGGAAGAAAAAACGTTATCTTTGAAGTAATTAGAATGAATGCCCGAGTAGCTCAGCAGGTAGAGCAACTGATTTGTAATCAGTAGGTCGCAGGTTCGATTCCTGTCTCTGGCTCACAAAACCGTTGATGATGAGTTATGATTTGAAATACGAGGTAGAACTCGATCCCAACAATGGACAGGGAGATGATTATCCTGAACATGGGGACAATATCACATTTTAACGGATGGTGAACATGTTGGTGTAACTGTCTGCAGCAGTGAAAGGAAGTCGACTCCGAGGTATAGTATCCCACCAACCACTGTTCACTTAAATAATATAATTTATGAAACGAATTTTCAGAGATCCCGTCGATAAAGTTTTCGGTGGTGTTTGCTCAGGATTAGGTGAATACTTCAACACAGATCCTGTTTTTTTCAGAATATTGTTTGCAGGACTTATTTTTTCTCCACTACCAATAATTTTGATTTATATTTTATTTTGGATTATAATTCCAAAAAGATATTAAGCGGGAGTAGCTCATTTGGTAGAGCGATAGCCTTCCAAGCTATAGGTGGCCGGTTCGAGCCCGGTTTCCCGCTCAAAAAATAAAACATATGCCCAAATTCACCATTGTATTACAAGGTAGAGGTTCAGAAATTTATCAACATCCGATTGATTCGGATCAGAGAGAACAACTCGAACATCTAAATTTACAAGAGTGTATATTAGAGGACGTTGCCGATATCCTCAACGTTGACATGGAACATTTAGTCTCTACGGAATCCTCAATAGTTGGTGGAATTCCTGAAAACACTGAAATAACTGTGTTTGATGATGAAAATGCAACCATATTTAAAGAGGAAGTTCAGATAATTCTATTCCAAGAAACACATGATCCCAACTCTGAAATGACGGAAATCTACAACTCTAATACGTTATATGTTGAAGATAATATCAAAGGTCAGTTCTTCGAAATTACAATTGACGATGAGGAGAATTTTGACGTATCAAAACTAAAAATAAACATTACCGATATTGAAGGTGAAGACTACGTGACATCGATAAAATACAAAGATATTGAAGGTTCATTTGGTGATTACTGGAGTAAAGGAATACATTTTTTCTTAAGCAATGAATAAAACAATTAAAAACCCAACTTTCTTCGTCGATATCGATGGAACATTAGTTCAATATAGAAAGTTCAATGAACTATCAACTTCAGTTTTGACCCCCATACAAGAGGTTATCGATGTAATAAACAAATACTACGACGAGGGGGCAGTAATAGTAATAACAACAGCTAGACCAAGCTCATACGAATTGTTCACAAAACAGGAACTCGAAAAAATTGGTGTCAAATACCATCAACTTGTTATGGACTTAGGTAGAGGTACAAGAGTAATACTTAACGACAAAGATCCTGAGAATGAACAAATACCGAGAGCTATAGGTATAAATTTGAACCGTAATCAGGGATGGGAAGGATTAGATATCACTGAGATGGTTAATTCGTACGAAGTATAATGGTACAAAATAAAAGACACGTTGCTAAAACCATAAGTTACAGAATTATTAGTACACTAATAGGTTTTCTTATCATGTGGTTTGCAACTGGTTCTGTAAAAGTTGGTGCCGCTTTCGGAGTTGCAGAATTACTTTACAAACCAATACAATATTATATCCATGAACGTATTTGGTACAAGTATATCAAATATGGATTAGACAGAAAAAAAGAAGCCGATTGAAAAATCGGTTTTTCTTTTTTATGGGTATTTATCTTATATGAAAAAGTTACTGAGAGAAGTCACATTTATGAATCCTGTAGGATCATCCCAAGTATCTTCTCCATTTGGTGCCAAAAGAAGTTATGAAACACATCCAGGTGTGGACATTCCCGTACCTTCAGGCACAGCTATAAAGGCACCAGCAGATGGTATTGTAAAAACAGCACACCCAAATCATAACAGACAATGTGGTGGTACAATCGATATTGATTATGGTAATGGTTTTTGGAGTAGATTTTGTCACGTAAAACGCGTTGATGTATCTCAGGGTAGTACTGTAAAAAGAGGTCAGGTGGTCGGGCTTTCAGGTGGAGGATCGGATGATCCGGGTAGAGGTAACTCACGTGGTCCGCATTTACATTTCACATTGAAAAAAGATGGTAAATTGGTTGATCCAATGAATTACGTTGATAAGTTCGACGTTGGTACACAAAATATTCCTATGTCTGCAGGGACAAAATCATCCGAAACTAATTGGGATGACTTTTTTAGTAAAGATACTCAAGTCAAAAAAGACACCACATCCAAAGAACGTAGTGAGGATCCAATATTGAAAAAGATATTAGAGCCACTGAAAAATGCTGTGATGATGAAACTTGAACACAGAGATATGATAACCCCAATCAACGAAGTATACGAGTTGTCTAATGGTCGTTACATATCAAGCGTAGAATATTCAGTCGATAATGATAAGAAAGTTTTGAATCCAGAGGATGGTAAAGTTGTTTTTGTTGGTAACAGAGACAACTGTAAAGATTCTGTAATCATACAACATATGATTGAAAAGAAAATTTATTACACAGAATTTTGCTCTGTATCTAATATCAAAGTAAGACCGGATCAGACATTGTCAAAGAATAAAGTTATTGGAACTGCCGGTCGTGATACTGTTGCAAGAATATTAGATAGATCTAAGTCAAAAATAAGTTTTAGACAATTCGACAGTGACACAGAGGTTGATGACAAAGACAAGAAAAGAAAGGAGATCAAACCTGAAAGACCTAAACTCGACTCAAGAAAAGATCCAATATTAGACCTATTAACGAAACCTTTAAGAGCGTTAGACGTGGATACAAGTAATATCAAAACTGTCTCAAAAACTGATGAGGTACAACCTTACAAATGGGTAGATTGGGTAAAGAAGAATACTGTAAGTAAAAACGAATCCATCAGAGAAAATATAAAACAGATCAAAAGATTACTATAAATAAAAAACCCACTCAAAAAGTGGGTTTTCTATTTCGGTGAGAAGATAAATTACTTAACTTCAGCAGCAACTGAATCAACTTTAGTTGAATCAGCAACAACCTCTGTAGAAACTGCTGTAGAATCAACTACAACTGAATCTTTAGTTGCAACTTCAGTAGAAGTAGAACCATTACAAGCCGCTAAACCTGCGATTACCAAAAGAGAAAACAATACTTTTTTCATTTGTTTTTTTTGTTTTAGTTTATGTAAAAAATAGTTTACCAATAGATTATAAATATATCAAAACTATATCGAAAGGTCAAATTAGAATACTTTCTTATCGTCTGAATTTCTTCTACGTGCTTCCTCAGCTTCTTTGTAAAGCCTGATCCAAGTTAGGAAAAAGTCCACAGGAGCCAAAGCCCAACCGAGAATAATAACCATGATTGAATCTAGAGCCGGTGTTATATTCAACGCTCCAGGCGTCATGTCTCTACGATATCTTTTGTAGAGTTGAATGTGACAATAAATCACACAGATAACATAATAAGTCCAAAAAAGTTCCATAATAAATTGTTTTAAGGAGGATCAAGGAAAAGGTTTGAAAATTAAAATTGAAAGAATGTTGACATCTGACGTTTAATTTTTGAACTGATGAATTTTAATTTTTGAATACACAATTCGAGTTCCTGCATCAGAAATATTTGATTGTAGAGCCATTGCTAGCTTAACTTTTAATTATCTCTCCTCTTCACTTGACCCAATATTTTTAAATTGTTGTAATTGCGTTGTGATGATCCAATTCTTCTTGAATTTTTTCAATCTCAGTTTCCAAAGTTTCCACCGCCTCATCTCTCATTTTGACTGTAATTACAGCGGTCTTAATTGTAGGTTCTTCACCCATACTTCTACCATATCTTGATGCAACTTTACCTTCAGAACAATCCAATTGTTTTAGGTTACTCACCATTCCTTTTAATTCAGATAAACGGAAAATTTGGTAATAAACAGGTGCGTTTGCAAGATGTATTTTGTTTTTTAAATCCACCAATTCATTTACCATGGTGTAATATTTTTGGTAAGACTCATTAACATCGTAAGGACGAACAGATCCTACTTCTATTGAGTTATAATGCGAGATTTTGATCATCTCTTCAGAAATTTTCTTAGCAAGTTTGTTTTTGTACTTTAAAGCTTGTTTGATAGTCATAAAAAAAGTTTGTATGAAATAATAGTAAAATAGATTTTAATTGTCAAATGCGGAGAGTATTGGATTCGAACCAATGGATCAGTTTCCCGACCACGGTTTAGCAAACCGCTCCTTTAACCACTCAGGCAACTCTCCTCTTTTGTTGGAATGGGCGGACTCGAACCGCCGACATCTAACGTATCAGATTAGCGCTCTAAACCAACTGAGCTACATTCCAATGTTGGGTGAATGATGGGACTCGAACCCACGACATCTTGAACCACAATCAAGTGTTCTTCCTCTGAACTACATCCACCATGAGTTGTCGCACAAGGATTCGAACCTTGAAAAGCAGAACCAAAATCTGCTGTGTTACCGTTACACCATACGACAATAAGTGGGAGTAGCTGGACTCGAACCAACGAACTCGAAAGAGGGAAGATTTACAGTCTTCTGCCATTGCCGCTAGGCAATACTCCCAAATTAGGAAAGGGGAAGATGGTTGCGTGGACGACCCCTTTTATGATTGGCATTACTCAGGTGTATTTCTCCCAACTCCGATGATACCGACCGAAATACACTCTCGAGTCATTGATATCACCATTCCCCAATCAACCTTTTGCACGCATGGTAGGAATCGAACCTACGACCTTTGGTTTTGGAGACCACTGCTCTTCCAGCTGAGCTACACACGCGTTTTATCATCTATACTTTCTTACCACTTTCATTATCTCCCCAATATCTGTGAGATTCATTTTTTGTCCCTTACGGATAGGTAGGAAAGCAATTGTGAAACCATGGTTACCACAGAAACGTTCAGTAACTCTTTTCCCATTGATCTCGTCAAGATATACCCATGGAAAATTCCCTACAAACTTGCATTCAATTCCAAGTTTTGTCATTCTCCTTCTGAAATCATCCAATACTTTTGTATCTGTTTCCATAACTTTCTTTTTTCGAGGTCGAACCCAGAATCGAACTGGGGTAGCTAGTTTTGCAGACTAGCGCCTGAGCCACTCGGCCACTCGACCTTATTGTGACCCCTGATGGATTCGAACCATCGACTTCTTCATTAAAAGTGAAGAGCTCTTCCACTGAGCTAAGAGGTCGGTTGTTGTTGAGATGGGACTCGAACCCATAACGTGGTCTCGAAAAGAGAAGCGTACCGTTTCGCCTTAATGAGCTTGAGCCCAATAACGTATCCACTACTCAACATCCGTGGTAACGGTCAGAATCGAACTGACGACACCTTGATCTTCAGTCAAGTGCTCTACCAACTGAGCTACGTCACCTCTAATAAACTTCAATATCTTCCAAAGGTACATCTTCTCCCTGAGTATGCCTATAAACTGTGTTGAAAAATTCTCCTAACAATTTATAGTCTTCGTCAATCATCTTACAAAAGTCAAAAGCAGGAATTGCACCATGAATTTGACCTTGTACTACCTTATCAAACTTATCATCTGGTTTGTACTCAAACACAGTATGTCCTCTAAAAATATATTTCATAACCTACTTTTGTTGCTGTTCCATAAAACTTAATCTATCCCAATACCCTCTTTGATAAACTATTTTATCATTATCGAACCAAAAAAACCCACAACCTCTCAGCCCTTTTGGGTCTTTCCACTCCAAAATACCGACATTCCCATCTTCGAAAATATTTTCAACAATACAGACCATCTCGTGTTTTTCAAAGTCCTCCTTAAAAAACTGTTTCAACTTTTCTTTACCTTCAAGAATCCCTAATGGGGTTTGATGGTTGATGGCGTTTTCTGAATACATTTCAGATAATCCATCGTAATCGTACTGGTTGAATCTCTCAACCCACATCTGTAGTAATTGTTTTGGTTTCATAACTTCCGATTTTGTCTTGTTTTTACTTCCGACTTTGGACAGGTTTCACTTCCGACTTTGTCATTTTTTGTAGTCCCTGTAGGAATCGAACCTACGACACCTTGCATGTAAGGCAAGTGCTCTTCCAACTGAGCTAAAGGACCGTCAAATTTACAACCAATATTCCAAAGAGCCAAACATCCCAAAAATAAAAAACCCCGAACTTCATTTCTGTCGTTCAGGGTTTGTATATTACTATACATCAGGATATTCTTAACTCTGAACTACGGGCGTGTCTTGGTACCAACAAATCACTTGTTGTTTACTGAAGACTGTATGACGCATTGTAGTTCTCATGTTTTTATAATTATATCAAAGATAGTAAAACTTTCTTAGATATCAAACTTTTCTTCGTAAATTGTATCACATTCTGTATTTTCGTTATTCCACGCAAAATCAAGAATTACTTCATTTTTTTCGGTATTGAAGATAAAAGATCCGTTGGATCCTTCATTGATCTCCCATCCACCGTAATTACTCTCCAATTGATTATAACACCAATCTTCAATGTCTGCAGGTAAATCAATAATTGCACCATCTTCATCCTCTGCACCTTCGATAGATCCACTATCACCATTACCATCAAATTTTACTGACATATATGGTACGTTAGACTCCCTCAATTCATCCATAATTTTTGAAAGGGTGTCGTCTGCCGAAATCTCCACCTCATCCCAACTCATACCCTGTTCATCCCTTGTGAAATAACTGTAGCAAAATTCAACGTGAACACTATTGTCTTGGCTATCAATTTTGAAATCCGCCCAAGTTGATCCTACATCATCACTCTCATAATTAGGTTCATAATCGGACAAAGACTCAGAGATTTTTCTGATGATTGGTGTTATTCTCTCGGGAATGTCCAAGTAATAATTCTCATCGGCGTGTAATCTTCCATCATGTATATCTGTGTAGTCAGGGTTCCAATCATCGATTCTAAATGTGGTTTCTTTTTCCCCATAAGATTGGATGTATTTACCGTAGAATCTCAAATACTTTTTATCTTCAGGTGTTAAAATAATCTTCATATAAGTAAATATAATCTAAGTTTACAAATTGGAAAAGACGTTGTATCATTCTACCATGGATTACATTTATAGATACGACATAATCAACGAAGTAATTAGAGTTAATAATTTCAAAAACTACTTGGAGATTGGTGTATGCAACCCTTCCGATTGTTTTGATTTGGTAAACTGCGAAAACAAAATGGGTGTTGATCCAGGTGTAGAATTTCCCGACAATCCAGTGAAATATCAAATGACTTCCGATCAATTTTTTGATAGTTTGGAAAAAGGATATTTGGATTTAGATCCGGGATTTCAATGGGATGTGGTATTCATAGATGGTTTACACATATCATCACAAGTAATGAGAGACGTTCAGAATTCTCTATATCATCTGAAACCAAATGGCTTCATATTCCTACATGATTGTAATCCTGAGTCATACTTCATGCAAAGAGAAGATTATTATGTAGACGGACAACAACAACCTTGGAATGGAACTGTATGGAAAGTAATCTATAACCTAAGGTCCCACAGAGATGATTTAGTGGTTAATACTATCAATACAGATTGGGGTGTTGGTGTAATAAAGAGAGGTAATTCTCTTCCTGTAAGATTCGATAACCCGTTTTATGAATATAATCAAATGGCAAAAAACAGATACAGGGATTTAGGAATTATTGAGATGTCTGATTTTCGGGATCTGTATTATTCATTTTAAGTGTCCTGATCATCCACTGGGGTCTATTCTTGCTTTGCAAATTCATCAACCATTCTTTAGCAGAAGGAATGTATCCGTAGCAATCTTCTTTGACGTGTTGTTCTCCAACATATCTTGTGTAAACGGTTCTACCATCAGAATTTCTGAATTCACTACCAAATTTTTTTTCCATTTCAAAGATACCCTCGGCATGATGTCTGAACATTCTGTGAAGTGAATCACCAATCCAACCCTTAGTCTCATCAAGCCATTCATGTAAATGAATATAGTCCTCAGGTTTTCCACCAAATTTTTTTGCAGATGATTCTGCATGTACGTTAGGATGTGCCATTATTTCCAAGAATTGAGATTATAATTTAAGTATTCGAATTCGTGCTTCATTTTGTATTGAACCATTTCCGCCAGTTCATCCGTATAATACTCTTTCCAAAATTTTTTTTGAGTACCAGACGGAACATAGTCATTTTCATATCTGTTTTTTAAAATATTCTCTTCAATATCCTCTTTTAGCAATTCGTAGTTTTCTTCAATAAAGTCTAAAGAAAGAATATCTTCTACAAAATTTTCCATTCTAATAAAAACAGATGGTGTTGTTTTGAGTTTTTTTATCCTGTTCGAAAGGAATGTATCATGAACATTATCCATTAACACATAGTGGTCCTTTTTGATCCAAGTTTCAAATTCATAGTTCATATTCTTTTGTGAGAATCTGAACATATTATACAAGGATACCAACCTAGAGTATGGGTTCCTAATATTCATAACCACAAAATAATTTTCTTTGCCATCAGGAACTTTTATTTCGTGATTCATACCACTGAAGTTTAGTTTCTTCATCAAGGCATTAGAGGACCTTGTCCCCGTCCTCATAGGGGTAATCCAAACTACTTTCAGATCATCAGAATAATTCATTGTGGACCGTCACGGATTCGAACCGTGGACCCCCTGCGTGCAAGGCAGGTGCTCTAGCCAACTGAGCTAACAGCCCTTGAGTAGGTTTTTCGTCAACAGATTATCCCAACTGACCGTTGACATCAATTGGATTTTGAATACGGGTGTCCAAAAGGGACGTTACAACCTACAAACCCTATCAGAGCGGAAGACCAGGCTCGAACTGGCTACCCCAACCTTGGCAAGGTTGTGCTCTACCGAATGAGCTACTTCCGCTGGAGTGTAGTGGCGGATATCACACCTGAGGCTACTACACGTTTTACCCTCTTTGCGGACCGGACGGGACTCGAACCCGCGACCTCTGCCGTGACAGGGCAGCATTCTAACCAACTGAACTACCGATCCTTTTGCGTCCCCTCAAGGTTTCGAACCTTGGACCCTCTCGTTAACAGCGAGATGCTCTACCGCTGAGCTAAGGAGACTTTTTATTTTTTTATCAAAAATCCCATCGAGATTATTGATCTTGGTTTGTTTCCCATAACTACGTCAGAACCGTGCTCAAGGTGTTCTGCGAAACACTTCCAAAGGACTCTTTCATCAATGTCCAAAAACTCATCTCCGTGTACTGTTTGACCTCCTCTATCGGGCTTAGACAGCATCAAATTATAACGGACATGAATGTAATCGGTTTCAAAAGTGGGATCCCGATGTAAACGACATTCTGAATCCTTCCCATACTCAGCGAAAAAATTTTTTCCCTTTTCAGGTTCTTTGTAGTTCTCCAATTGTTCTGTCACTACGATTCTATCTCTAATTTCCCTTATCAAATCATGGGGATAATCAGAAATATTATCTAAATAGAACATTCTTTTAGAACCCACTACATTCATTGAACTTGATAACTTACGTGCCGACTCCAAAAGATAGACTCTCTCATCTTCAGTTATGAAGTTTTTGTACCCATAGGTCTCACCATAAATTATTTTTTCAAACATATGTTCTAAATATGTTGGGAAGACAGGATTCGAACCTGCGGCCCCCTGGTCCCAAACCAGGTGCTCTACCGGGCTGAGCCACTTCCCAATTTTGATTCAAAGATAATAAAAAACCCCAAACGTTCAAGGTTCAGGGTTTTTATAAATATTGTTTCAAATCAATTAGTTACCGTTACCTCTGAAGTAAACGTCGTCGGTCGTATTAAGTCTCACTCTCATGTTGGTATTTGTCCAAGTAGAGATTACACGGTAAGTCCCTTGTGGAATTCGGTTACCTGTGTAGTTCACAATCACTGAGTAAGGTGCACTACCTGTGAGTGTGTAGTTTTGAGTCAAAGCAGTCGCACCGTTTCTTTTATATGAATACTCTATTCTTTTTTGGCGTTTTGTGTCGTTTAACATAGATGAAGTTGGAACAAATATTGTAACCCAAACGAAATCATTGATTGTATTTTTTGGGATCATGAAAGATTTAAAATTGTGTGCAACCACAGGTTTACCATTCATATCTGTACCACCTGAAGTTTGGGGTACTTCCACTTGTCTAACACTTGGTAGAACACCATTGTACCAATAAGGCATATCAATGTATTTGTTCAGATCAGTAACATTGGATTGTTGTAAGTTTAAACCAACCCAAAAAGAGTAAAATCGGATAACCTTAGCAGTGTCCTTCATGTACTTTGTAACCAAACCCGTTTTCGATTGTGGTTCGATAAACACATAAGCCATAGGAGTTTCTGAAACTGAATTACTTTGAACTGATGTTGATGTGATCTGTTCAGAAACAGTTTGTTGTGGTGTTTGAATATCTTGTTTGGTACAAGAAGCCAAAAAAAGAATACCAACGAGTAAAAGTGATGTGATTTTTTTCATAATTGTTAATTGTATTTGTTGAATAATTGTTGCAAATATAGTTCTTCTTCTCGATTTAACGAAAAATATTTTAGTTTGAGTTTTTCTAAATTTTCTTGGAAATCAATTTCGTTTACAGACTTTCTTGTCATTTCTTTTTTGACCTCACCTTTTTCATTGAAAAGGTCTTTAGGTAAATGACCTTCATCAACCAATTCTTTAATCAGCTCCTTTATGTCATAACTGGAACAAGCTCTAACGAACTCATAAATTTCGATATCTATACTTACCATGGGATAAAATTTGGTGGACTAGGACGGGTTCGAACCATCGACCTTCACATTATGAGTGTGCCGCTCTGACCGACTGAGCTACAAGTCCGACACAAAGATAAATAAAAAATTGAAAACTTATTCTATCCCGAAAAATTTTTTTCTCTTGTCAATATCTGCCATAATCTTTCTGATCCTTGCTATGGTCATATTAACTTCGTTGTCCAATGATTCAACTTTCGCCTCCAAACTTTTGATCATTGCAGGTCCTTCTTTTTTGTATTTTGACCTCTCAATTGCTGTGAAATCATCATTGTATATTTTGGGTCTACCAGCTCTTTTTGGGGTAACTGAAATTGGTTCACTTGAGACTTCAGGTTCCGAGATTTTCGGTGTAGATAAAGAAACGTCTATGTCAAGTTCTCTATCTGTTTTTGGCATATTTTTAGATCCTGCAGGTCTACCTCTTTTACCAGGTACTTCAGGTTTACCGAATCTTGAAATTTTGGCTTTAATGTCAGGAAATGAAATCATAATATCTTTGATTACATCCTGACTGTCTCTTTTGGATAGGGATTGTAGAAAATCTTCGATATGATCCAAAGCCATCACAAGGTTTGATTCTGTGTCAAATGGTTCACGAGTATTGTTTTTAATATATTCTCTGAATTTTGGTGCCCATCTCATTCCCTTCATCAAATAAGGAGATCCCACCATCTTATCAAATAACCAAGATTCCATCTTCGATGCAATCCAATCAAATTTTTCATCTGAGGAATATCTTGCTTCAGAAATCAAATCTGTATAAAAATCAAAAAATTTCATACAAATAAATACATTGGAATATTATATTTATCATCATGAATATGAGACAAGATATATTGTGTCTTTTGGGAACAACATGTTTATATGAGAATTCGGTTACACTGAGACGTGGAAAATCTCGAACCATAAACTATTGCTAAATTGTAATATATTCAAAAGGGTCGAGTAAAATTGACCCTTTTTTGTTTTTTAAACATAAATCATATACTTTTGTAAAAATTGATCATGGACGGAGTATTAGTATTGAATTTTGATTACACCCCTCTGAACGTTACTTCCGTTCGGAGAGGATTCATATTGGTTGATAAAGGGAAAGCGGAGATTGTAAAATCATCTGACAATCCTATTACAACAGGTTACAAGACATACGTACGTCCCGTTATAATTCGACTACTGAATTACATTAGACACTTTTCAAGAGGTCTTAGACCCAACAGAAACAGAATTTATAAAAGAGACGGGCATGAATGTGTTTATTGTGGGTCCAAACGAAATTTGACATTGGATCACGTAGTTCCCAAAAGTAGGGGAGGTACTAATGATTGGACCAATTTAGTGACTTCTTGCATGAAGTGTAATTTGAAGAAGGCCAACCGAACTCCTGAAGAAGCTAGAATGGTCATGAATAAAAAACCACACATCCCAAGTCTTTTGACTGAAGACAATATTATTGTTAATATTTGGAATGATTATCAAAAATCATTCATCTAAACCAAAATAAAATGAACAACAGAACACTCAGAATATTGGTTGTAGTTTGGGGATTACTCTTCTGTTATGCAGGTGCTATGTGGAATAAATCCGATAGTATTGTAAGAAAACAAGAAGTTGAAATTCAAAAATTAACTTCCGAAAATGACAGTCTTAGGATTGCATCCGACTCGTTGTACATGGAGAACTTCCCATGTCAGGTTGAATTAGGTCGATACCAAGTCGCCTATGAACTCTTCATGCAAAGGAATCCAAAAGCCGCACAACAGTATGGAACAATTATTTCTGAGGAAACTGAGTAAATGAATACCTTGGTGGCGAAATAGGTATACGCGCAAGACTTAAAATCTTGTGGACAGAAAATGTCCGTGCGGGTTCGACCCCCGCCTGAGGTACATGCCCCGTTGGCGAAATTGGTAGACGCGCTAGACTTAGGATCTAGTATCGTGAGATGTGAGAGTTCGAGTCTCTCATGGGGCACATTTTATTTAAAGAAAATTTTTATTATATTTCTCCTATGATTGTATTAGGAATGTCAGCAGGTCACGACAGAGGTGTCGTTTTGATTAAGGACGGTAAAATTCTGATTGGAATTACCCAATCAAGACTATCCCGAATAAAAGGTGATGGTGGTAAATATAGAGATGGTGGAGAGGGTCTTCCTCTTTTGTCTATAGACTATTGTTTAAATCAATATGGACTGAGTTATGATGATGTAGACCTGTATGTTTACTCTTCAACCGAGTCTTTCGAAGGTATGGAAGATCAGTTCGAATATCATTTAAAGCTGCCAATCGAGAAACTAAAATTCATCCCACACCATTTAGCACACGCCTATTCTTCATTCTACAGTTCTGGCTTTAAAGAAAGTGCCGTAGTAGTTGCAGACGCTATGGGTAACCTCATAGAGGAAACAAATTCATTTGGACGTAGAACTGAAAATTGGTATCCTGACCTAAAATTACCTCAACTTCCCGAGGGTAGCAGTTGGGGTGAATCAATCAGTATCTACCATTTCAAAATGGATGGATATAATGAAGTATTCAAAAAGTGGCAACCATTTCCTCATCCCTATCAAACCGATGGTCAGGGATCATTAGGAACAATGTATGGTATGGGAACCTACCAACTTGTTTATAATAAAGAAAAGAATGATTGGTCCGCAGGTAAACTTATGGGTTTGGCATCTTACGCCGAAAAAGATTTTGTTGATAGTCATTCTCTGTCAGTTAAGGAACTTGAATACGATATTTCAATCCAATTAATAGAGTTTTATCCTGAGGTTAGGTATTACAGTGACTTTTACCAAAGAGCGAATGTTGCGGGTTTATATCAACGTGAACAAGAACAGTCTTCTTTAATTCTTGCAAGAATGGCAAAAAGATTAACAGGTTCACAAAATATATGTGTTGCAGGTGGTTCATTTTTGAACTGCAATTCGAATGAATTGATCATAAAATCTGACCTTTACAAGAATTGTTATTTTGTTCCACCCGCAGACGACTCAGGTATACCTTTGGGTTGTGCTTGGTATGGGTATCAAAGTATTTCCAAAATGGAAAAAACAACTTTCTTAAGCCCTTATCTCGGTAAAAGTTATACAAAAGGTGAAATCAAAACAGAAATAGACAAGTTTCCCGAATGTGAATCTGAATATTTTGAAAATTTTGATGACTTAGTTGACATTACCTCACAATATCTATCAGAGAATAAAGTAATCGGTTGGATGCAAGGTGGTTCTGAAATTGGACCAAGGGCTTTGGGTAATCGATCTATTTTAGCCAATCCGTCCAAACCATGGATGGAAAAAAACATAAATGGTTTGAAAGGTCGTGAATGGTATAGACCTTTTGCACCTGCAGTTCTTTTTGAAAAACAATCTGAAGTTTTTGAATCAGATGTTTTTTCTCCTTACATGTTAGTGACTACAACTGTGAAAGAAGAATGGAGAGACAAAATACCAGCAGTCACTCACATTGATAATTCTTCAAGACATCAATCTGTAACACCTGATACAAACCCCAAGTTTTACAAATTGATTAGTGAATTTTATAAGAAAACAAAAATACCTGTTTTATTGAACACAAGTTTCAATGGACCTGATGAGCCAATTGTAGAAACCCCATACGACGCACTAAACACATTTGTGGGAAGAAAATTGGATATTTTAGTTATAGGTAACTTTTTGATCAAAAGAAAAAATTTCTAATTCATATTTTTTATTACCTTTGAAAAAAAACAATTATGGATATTACTAAAGACTTCCAAAACTATTACGTAAAACATTTGGGTAAAGGATCATTAGATTTACATTACTTCGGATCCCAAATAGAGTCGTCAATGACCCCTTATATTTTGGAGGAAAGAGAAATGAGAGTAACTCAGATGGATATCTTCTCACGTTTGATGAGAGACCGTCTTCTATGGGTTGCAGGACCTGTGAACGATAACATGAGTACAGTTGTTCAAGCCCAATTGATGTTCTTAGATTCAACAGATAAAACCGATATTACAATGCACATTGATTCTCCTGGTGGAAGTGTTAAATCAGGACTTTCTATGGTGGATGTGATGCAGTACATCAGTTGTGATATTAGAACTGTGAATACAGGTATGGCAGCATCAATGGGGTCAGTTCTACTTGGAGCAGGAACCAAAGGTAAAAGATCATCATTACGTTTCTCAAAGACAATGTTACATCAAACTTCAGGAGGTGCTGGTGGTAACATTCAAGATGCCCGTATTAACTTTATCGAATGGGAAAAGACCAACAAAATTCTTTTCGAACTTTTAGGTGAATTCTGTGGTAAATCCGCAGAACAAGTTACTGAAGATGCCGCCAGAGATTTTTGGTTGAGTGCCGATGAGGCAGTTGATTATGGAATCATCGATGAAGTTGTTAAGACAAAGAAAAAAGGTTCGTAAGAACCTTTTTTTTATAAATAAAAAGAGGGTGACAACACCCTCTCCTTAAGATTCGAAATACCTCCCTTATTTTTCACCCATTTATAATCAGGGGTCTTCACCCCTTGATATCACTTAGTAGCTAGTGCTGGTTGTTGTGAAGGTTGATTGATTGTATTCAGAACTTGTGTTCCCTTATCTTTTACGTTAGAGAAGAAATTACAAACAAAACTTGTAAATTTTTCACCTAATTTTTGACCGAAGTCACTATTTTCCATAGTCTCGATCAAGGCATTTCTGATGAAGTCCATTCCCGCACCTGTAGCCTTGTAATCTCTCTGTAATTTCACAATGAAAGCTTCCATAATCGCTTGTCCCACGTTAGCAGAAAATGCATTACAATCACCAAATGATTCCCAAATCTTTTTTGGGTTTCTAACAAAGAAGAATGTTACTGCATCTGCCAAAAATCCTTCCATTCCCAATTTTTTCAAAAAAGATGAAATCATTGCCTCGAAAATTGTTTCCGTACCTGCAGAAGCAGTAGTACCAAAGAGTTTTCCTAAAATCTCAACAATACCTTGTTCATTGATCAAATTATCATCAACTCCAAGTTGTTTCAAATAAGCAATTTCTTGCATAAATGGAACACCTATTTCCCATTGTCTTTCGAAGGGTAGATCCTTGAAATTTTTGAAATCAGGTGTAGATTCCAAAAGTGTTAAAAGTCTTGATTGAACGATTTTCGCTTCAATCAATCTATTTTCCTTTTGTTTTTTTGCCTCCACAAGAGACTTTCTAATATCTTTTTTTAAGTTTTTCATATATTAAAATGATGGTAATTTGTCGAGTCTATAAACTCTTCTTTCGTTATCTTGTCTAATGTTTCCTATCTTTTTGAACTTTTTCATACCAAGAATATTCTTAGCATTTTCTTCATTACCACTCAACCATCTAAGTTGGTCTTTGGTATTAGCACTCATGTTTCTCATATTCTTTCTGTAACATCCATATACTGCATTCTTGATTTCGTCAAGTGCTTTTGGATCTTGTTGTCCACCATATTGAGCCATTTCGAAATACGAGTTTATGAGTCCTTCACAAGCAACTTCATTGAAGTCGACTTTTACTTTTTCTAATTGGTCTTTAAGTCCTTGAGAAATTGTCGATGGGTTTGTTGATCCTCCAGGTGTAGGAATTACTGTAGGTGTTACTGGTGTGGTTGGATTAACCTGAGGTTTTTTTCCTCCTTTTCTATAAACGAAAAACTCATTAGGAAAATATTTTTTATATCTTAATAAAATTGTCTCTCCTGATGATGGAGCACTTAAATCTTCTTTTGTAAAAGTACCATCCTCAACTTCTACGTCTGTAGGTACTGGTTTAACAAACCATCCACCATTTTCTGTTCTTCCAATAATTTCCAAAACCTTTGACTGATTCACAGTCAATGGAGTTTCAGGTACAACATTCATGGCGTCACATGCCCAAGGATGTGATTTACCACTTTTGAGATTCTTCAGAGTTCCGTCAGCATAAAAAAGGAACACAGTTCCATCTTTGGTACCCTTTCCCGCTATGACATCTTTACCTGAAGCAGTTTCCTTTCTCAAGGACGGGTATTTTTGATCCTTTCCACCTGTCAAGGGAACGAACCACTTGTATTTTGCAATACATCCAGCATCGATTGCTCTTTTCAATTTATCTAAATCAGTACCCGTATTAGGTTGAGGTTGTTCGAATATGTTCTTTTTCATAAAATTAATCTGGTTGTTCTTCTGTTGATGTTCCGCCACCACCTTCTAATCCTTCTTCACCCGTTGTCGTTGGTGGGGTAGATCCTTTCATATATTCAGCCTTAACTGTTTCGTCATTCCATTGTTTTTGTGTTCTTGGACCGAATCTACCGTATCCTCCGGCTTTGTTCAAAACACCACCAGGATATCCTGTAGCCCATCCTTTCTTGTTAGTGTCCAACCAATCTTGAAATTTTTTTACTCCCTCAACATCAGCTAATTCTGTTGGTATAGCAGCTGCAGTTCCAACTCCTTGACCTCCGTCTGTAGGTGGAGTAGTAGGTGTGTCTTGAGCCTGAACTCCGTTATCTTGCATAAAATACCAAAGTGCCGCCCCTGAAATACCAAGACCCGCAGCCCAAATTAAGGCTTTCTTCCATCCACCTTTAGCCACCGTTCTCAATTCACCCAACTTGTCTTTCAGTTTATCATAACCTCTTTTCATTATGTTACCTCTCCCAACACCTGAAGCTACTCCGGTACCAGCATCTACAGCTGTTGTAACAGAGGTCTGACCTACTGTTGGTTTAATATCATCGGCTTGTTTTATGATTCTATTGATTGCCGCCTCTGAATAACCATCGTTCTTCAACATACTAATTCTATCGGCTTGAGTAGCATTTTGGAATTGAACTGCCTTACTACCTTTAGCATTCATCAGTTGTTTAGTGTAGTTTGCTGCCGCATCATCAAACACACCGATGTTGGATTTTGCTAAACTCGGGTTCTTCAAAACTTCTTTTGTAAACATCCCCATTTCCTGTGCAGTTGCTCTACCTGCTCTTGCATTTTTCAAGAAAGTTTCTGCAGCCTCAGCACTGTTACCGAACATTTTGAATGCTTTAATTTCACCACTTAATACCTTTAATGCATCATCAGTAAAAGTACGTAGAAACTGTGCTTGTTCAAAGATTAAAAATTCGTTATCTGTGAGAGTAAGACTGGTGTCATATTCCATGAGTAATTTTACTCTTTTTAATTGTTCATTAAGTATATTTTCCATATTGTATAAATATTATAGAGATGATTCAAAATCAAACTCCGCACTTGCTAAGTTTATTCCTTGTAGTTGATCTGCGGCCTTCATTTGTCCGTATCTTTCAAGTCCGTAGTTTACTCCTCCGACATTGACCGCTGCTTGGCCACCCGCACCAATTTTCTGAGCCGTTTGTTTACCAACACCAACTCCTCGTGCCAACTTCTCACTACCCTTTTGGACGATTTTGCCAGGAGCTGATACAACTTTTAGTGCTGCCTTACCAGTACCTATAGTAACTTGTCCAATAAATGTTATGATTTTTTCGAAGATCTTAGCGGCACTTCCAAGTATACCACCAATCCAATTTCCGATTGTTGGATTTTTAGTCATTATCCAGCTTTGAGCTTCTCTGAGTTTAGTAGGTGCTGCAGATACGGCTTGTTTCATTTTTGTCAAAATGGATAAAATCACAGGTGATTCTTTAATTCCCTTACTAATACCTTGAACGGATGATCCGAATTTTTTTATAAACCCTGTTACAGCTGTTCTTGCAGTTCCAGCAGCAACTCCCGCAAAAACTAAACCAAGAAGGTCAACACCTGTGAAAAGTAATCTTGTACCGAATGTCTCATCTTTATTTTCATAATTACCCGTTGTTAGTTCGTAAATGTCTAACGCCACCACTATACCCCACAAGATAAATTGTGCGGCCTTACCAATTCCTGTGGCAATTAATATCGCATCCAAAATCATTCCACCCGGGTGATAAAGACCACTTCTTATACTTCTTGCAAGATAAAGGGTCCCCTTTTTCAAAAGGGCAAATGCTTGTTGGAGGGCTAAATCACTAACCTTTCCTACAAATTCCTTAGTTCCTTCCCAAGCATCATTGGCGAATTTTTTTACTCCTTGTACCGCCTCAGATCCTTTTTCTTTAGCATAATCCCAAACATCACCAGCAACATTAGAAACACTTTGACCAGCACTTTTGAGCCAATCCATCACCTGCTCATTCATCAAAATATACTGTTGTTTGAGAACCATCAAATCCATAGACCCCTCAACAATTACCAAAGAATTGATTTGATTTCTGATCAGACTTTGCTCTTCTCCTAAAATCGTGTTTGAGTCGTTAAAGAATAGTTTGAAGTTATCCATACTTTCCCAAACGTTTCCAATCATTTTTTTGTTCTTGATATCAATCAACATATCTAAGAAAATTGCATAATTTTCATTTAATGAAAGTAGCTCAACAATAGCAATATTCCCCTTATTGGAGTTATAGAAACCTTGGATTTCTTTTCTTTGGCTTTCGCTTATTTGGAATTTCATACTCATAAATATTAAGGTACAGGATTTGCGTGACCTCTGGTAACACCTGACTCCCATTTGTATTTAGGATCGTTCATGTATGTCTTACCAAGAGCTCTATCACTATTCCATTTGTATTTAGGATCGTTCATGTAACTTTTTCCGAATTTCCTACCTGACTCCCACTTTTTCATCGGAGTTCCGGTTGAAGCTGTTGACCCTCCAGCATCTCCTGTCGAAGAGGATGCGGCTTCTTGTTCCTTTAATTCAGAATCACCACCTGAAGAAAATTTATTTAAAAATGAAATAATTCTATCTATATCCAAAACCATGTAGATAAATATTTGTTATGTCGGTAAATAACTCATATCTTCGCAAAATGAAAAAAATAATCATACTACCCGTACTACTCCTATCTCTACTTTTTTCAAGTTGTGAAAAATATGTTGCAGGTACAACTGTAACCCTTAGTGGAAAATATCTAATCAATCGTATTACAATCAAATACGTTGATCAGAATACAGCAAAAGATTCAACTTACAGATCAGGTGATGTTTACATTGATACAAGTAGATCCACTCCCATACCTTTTGATAGAATTAAAGTGGGTCACACATTTATTCATTTTGATTATAGCATCTTGAATTTGAGATATTTGGGCGTTAATAATTTTGGATCAGATCTTTGGGATTCGAGATATCGTTCCTCTTATTGGATTTGGGGAAATAACCAATGGCAAGAAGGTTATTTACAATTTTCATATAATGATCCCATCAGAACAAACTCGAGACACACTTTCACTTTTCAAATCACTGAAGATAAATTTGAAAGTTTGGAACTCACAAGCAGTGGTATTTGGCCATTCTATCAATTTGGTGGGAAAAAAATAATGATAATCAACCTTACAAGGGTAGGTCCTTAGAAAATTGTTGCTTCAGGTAATTTTTCAGGATTGAGAAGGAAATATTCGTTGAGGAAAGTTACCAACTCTTCTTCATCCAATTCTACTGATTCACTTTCTTCTTTTTCAAAGTCATCGTCGTCATCGAAAAAAAAGTCGATAGATTCTGTTTCTAATTCAAACCCATAATTGGCAACCTCGTTATATTCTATCTCGACATTTCTAATGTGATCGTCCGTATCGTCTATTGTTCTGAATGTTACCTCCAAAATGTTGGCTGAAGGTAAAACAGTGTAAGACACAATTTCTTTAATCTCCATAAAACTTTTTATAAGAAATATTACATTTAAAGCGAAAAGTCTATTTCAAAAAGAAATATTTCTTTCTATATTTTAAAAAAAAGAGACATGAGAATCAATTCAATCGTTGTAGATGACTTCTATATCAATCCTTGGCAAGTCAGAGATTTTGCATTAAAACAAGAATTTGCAGTTAGAGGAAACTATCCAGGTCAGAGAACCATATCCTTCTTAAATGATAGTCTCAAAACCACCATACAATCGATTGTAGGACCTCACGCAGGGAATGTAACATATTGGAGTGAAGATCAATATACAGGATCTTATCAGTATACAATTGCAACTGACAGGTCATGGATACATGCAGACTCAACAACAGATTGGGCAGGTGTTTGTTATCTCACACCAGATGCACCTCTTTCATCAGGTACAGGTCTTTTCAGACATATAGAAACAGGAAGAAGATCATATGATTACAAAACTGAAAAACCTGAAGACGCACAAGAAGCTTGGGATGAGTGTCAAGACATGACAAAATGGGAAATGGTTGACAGAATAGGAAACATATTCAACCGTCTGATCCTATACAGAGCCGACAATTTCCACGTGTCGTTAGATTATTTTGGAAAGAACATTTATGATGGAAGATTATTCCAAGTATTCTTTTTTAACACCGAATATTAATCAGGTACACTAACAAAATCAGGATTTAATCTGATAATGTTTTCTAAAACACTTTCTGAACAGTAACAATCTGAGGTAGAATTATAGAAAACCTTTCCCTTGTCTATAATCAACATTGCATTACGGAATATAGAAATACTTGTTTCTCCGACAGGACCTGTATCTATAATCCATTCCGTAGTATATCCAAATTCTAACATGAACTCCACAGCCTGACTCATGGGCATTTCATAGTAATCCATGTTTATATTTTCCAACCATATTTCGAAAGGATCTGCACCTAACCATTTTTTCCTGGCCTCAATTTTTGATAGAGGCTGGAACCATGTTGGTTGATCGAAATTAGAAGTAAGGTTCAGTAGAAAAGTTTCGTTTTCTTGTAGTAATTTTCTGAGTTCTTTCGGATCGATCTCTTTTCTTATCTTAGTGGGGGTCCTGCTATCCATGTAACTAAAGATTTTCTTATTCCTGTCATTACAGGAGTAACTCTATGTAAAACAAATGACGGAAATATAATTACTGTATTTTTTTCCTGAGGAGCTTCAATAATTCCGTTACCACCATTTAAATTTAGTGTACCTCCAGTATATTCACTTGGATCAGAAAGTTGTACAACTACAGATATTTTTCTGTTTGCCATTCCAGGCCCTACGTCAGTGTGCCAATCATAGTGACCTCCACCTCCGTAATATGTTGTATATTGTAAGTTGTCGTGATAACCCAAAAGATCGAATCCCCACATCGTATCATTCGCCTCCAAAACCATTTTTGTAATCTTATTGTATAACCACATTGAATCTTGGTTGGGCATTATCCATCCAACTTCGCTAATTCTTGTCTCAGTTACCTTACCTTCGTTCGTAACACTTCCCTTTTCTTTCGGAGTGTTTTCACCAAGTGTTTTAAGATCAATTAGTTCTTGATCAGTGAATGCGTTTGTGTAATAATAGTAGTTTGAATAGTCTATATTCAAATTTCTGTGACGTGTTATAAATTGGATTGATTCATGCATATTAAAAAACGTTTAATATCCAAAATATAAGGTTATTATTTGAAATAAGAAATACATCAATATGAAAAATAGGATTTTCGAAATTATATTATTGAACGATCCGTCTACCTTTCAAAGAAATCTTTTATCACCTAAGATACAATCCACGACATACACAACTTTTTTATACCAATTTGATATAGAATCAGAGGGAGATGTCAAAGAAAAAGAGTACAACGTCTTTTATCATAGGAAGGATGAAACCTTACCTCTCGTTTTGAAAAGAATAATTCACTTTTATGAGATGAATTTTGAGTTGATCCCCACAGACATTTTTGTTTTATCGGAACAGAATGATTCGTTTACCTGTGAATTGGAAAAATGGGAAATTGCTCTTAGTTCTAATCCAATAGTTTTGGCTTTCAATAAAGAAGGATATTATAAGGACGGACCGACGATATTCAATTATTCCCATTTTTTGAGAAAACGTGAATTTTTTGAATGGATTACTACCGAATGTAAAAAAATAAATTCAGTGGAAATTGATTTGATTAAGGCAAAAACTAACAAAACAATTCATAGTGAACAAAATTCGAGGATATACGATTGTTTCGTATTCAATAATGAATTTGAAATCCTTTCTTTGAGGTTGAAACTTTTGAATGATAAGGTGGACAAGTTCATACTCGTTGAGTCAAAACAAACCCACTCAGGTATACCAAAACCGGCCTTTTTTGAACAGAATAAAGAACTATTTGATGAATATTCTGACAAAATTATCAATATTGTAATTGATGAATTTCCAAGTAAAATGATATATTCACCAAGCGAAATTGATGTACCAGAAAATCTTCACATTCATTGGTTTAGAGAAAACTTCCAAAGAAATGAGATTCTAAAAGGATTATACAAATTGGGTTTGAATAAAAATGATGTAATCCTTATATCTGATTTGGATGAAATCCCCGATCCTAATAAATTAGATGATTTTATAGAAATGATCCCTGAAGACGACTATTGTTTCCAATTACAAAAATGGTGTATTTGGGACTTCGATAGATTTTATAATGGACTTTGGCCAGGAACTGCTGGAGTAAGATGGGAAACTCTTCTGAAATCAACTCCACAAGAAATAAGAAAAAATAGATATTCTGAAAATAAACAACACACGAAGGAACCTTTTGGTTGGCATTGTTCATGGTTTGGAGGAACAGATGCCGTAATGGACAAGTTAAGGTCATTTGCACATCAAGAACTGAGAGAAATGTCAAGGGAGGATGTGGAAACAAAAATGACCATGAATTTGGATATCCATGGCCATCAACTAATCTATGATAAAGAGGGTTATAGACCTCTTATTTAATAACTCTCATTCTTTGGAACATCTCCATAATAGTGGATCTTTCCCCTTCAACTGATTCAACTAAATCCTCGTCCATACCTTCGTATGTGTCTGTAGTGTTGTCTGCTCCACCCACATAATCAAATTCTGCAGATGGATTCAAATCTTCAACGTCATCAAGATCTTCTTCTTGTGGTGTCATTTCTTCTAAATTCTCCATCTTATACCCACATTCGTTACACATACCTTCCATCATTGTACCTGAACCACACTGCTCACACATCTCTCCCTCAGAAAATTCTGAAGTAAGATCAGGTGATTTTGTATATGGAATTCCAAGTTGTTCATTAATCTTCAGGTGAGTATATCCCTTCGCTTCTCCCTTATTGTTGATTGTCACACCCATTTTGTCATTGGCAAAATCTTGAATATAAAGAGTTTGAGGGTTTTTTGACTCCCATCCCATTGTTCTTAGACCATCATAAGGTTTTTTGTGTTGATCTAATATATTTTCTCTTTCACCGTCGCTTAAATTAAAAAAATATGCTGGCATAAATTACTTTTTCTATAAATAGTTTAGTTTTAGGAAATGAATAAAACAACTCTATTTGATGAACTGACTCTCAACATATCTGAAATGAGTCCTTTCATTGGGGGGATATGGGAATCCGAAAATAACTTGGTTTTATCTGAAAACCTTCTATTTCAGACCATTTACAACGACATCCAATCTCATTCAGGACCAATGGTAATTGACATAGGCGCCAGCACAGGATGTCTTTCTTTATTCAATAAGAATAGAAGATTTTTGATATTTTCTTTTGAACCAAACCCAACAGCATTTAATGAATTGGTAAATAACGTTGTTAGTAATGATTGTAATACTTTTTGTTATAACGTTGCTCTTGGTAACCATGATGGTACTGCTTTCATGAGTCAACATCAAGAACTATGGGGTTACGGTTATAATAGAATCATCGATCAAGAGTCAGATGTAAAAATACCAATACACCAATTGGATCACATGATCCCTTTTAACACGAATATTACCCATGTAAAAATCGATGTCGAGGGTTATGAAATGTTTGTTTTGAGGGGAATGAAAAGAATATTAGAACAAAAACCTGTTTTATATTTAGAAATGATTGAAAGCAACTTCCAAAACTATTCTTATACTTCAACGGATATTATCAATTTTCTGGAAAAGTTCGGATACGTTGGTGAAAAAATTGATGAAAATAATTACAAGTTTGTTTGACGTTGTAACAAGAATGGTCTAAATTTGTTACATGATACAGTCACAATTAGAGGTAAAAACAAGAACAACAGGTTTTGCATCTCCCGCTGAGACTTACGTATCAAAAAGATTAGATCTCAATGAATTAATAGTAGAAGATTTATACTCAACCTTCTACCTAAAATATAAAGGTCCCTCCACTCTCGGTATCCCGACTGATAGTATCTTGGTAGTTTCTAAAGCCGACGATCCTGAGGTGGGGGACCTTTGTGTTTTAACCGAATCCAACCACTTCAAAGTCAGAAAATTTTCAGGTCAATCTAATGTGTTTGGAAAAATTACATGGGTTTTATCTCCGAAATAATTTTTTTTCTTATCTTTGTTGTGATGATAAAAATAGACTACGATACAAACGTATGGGTTACCTCCGACACGCATTACCACCACAAAAATATATGTCGTGGTATAACAAATTGGAGAACAGCTGAAGGTGAAATACCTGTCGGCCAAACCCGCGATTTCCCTGATCTCGACAGAATGGATGCAACAATAGTGAACAACATAAACGAAGTTGTTGGCCAAGATGATATCTTAATACATTTGGGTGATTGGTCATTCAGTGGATATGAAAAAATACGTGAGTTTTGGGATAGATTAGTTTGTAAAAATATACACTTGGTACTTGGTAACCACGATCACCACATAGAAAGAAACCGTGACGGTTGTCAAGGGTTATTCAAAAGTGTTAGTCACTACAACACGCTTGAATACGGACAATTCAAATTCCGTATGATGCACTACCCAATATCATCTTGGGATGGATTAGCAAAAGGTGTTATGCACATACACGGTCACTGTCACCTTCCAACCCATCTTCGATTGGGAAAAGGACAGAGAATGGATGTTGGTATGGATGGTCACCCTGAGTTTAGACCTTATAATTTGAGGACTGAAGTCATACCAATGCTACGTCATAGAGAAAAACTTTCCGAGATGCAAAAAGATCATCACACAGAACAACTCGTAAACATAGACACATGAAAAATCTTTATCTCGTAAGAGGTTTACCAGGGTCAGGTAAATCCACCGTTGCCAGATCTTTAGGTAAGTCATGGCAAATTTTTGAAGCCGACCAATTTTTTATGAAAGACGGATCTTATAATTTTGATTCTACAAAATTGAAGGATGCTCACAATTGGTGTAAAAGAAAAGTCTCATATTGGATGCACCCAAGTATCTTTGGTTGGATTTTCTTTCGTAATATTGTTGTCTCAAATACATTTACTCAAGAATGGGAAATGAGATTTTATCAAATAATTGCAAAAAAATATGGTTACAGGATCCATACCATAATTGTAGAGAATCGTCATGGAGGACAAAATGTTCATGGTGTCCCTGAAGAAAAACTAGACGTAATGAGAAACAGATTTCAAATTAAACTTTAAAATACAAAAAAAATGCAAACACTCCTTTTCAACACAACAACAAAAACAATTAAACTTTATGATGGACCCTCTGCGAGTGGAACTATCCTATTAGAAATGGAAAATACACCAACAGTAAAAATATTAGACGGTTATTACGAAGTGATGCAAAGAGACGAATTTGAAAAACAACTACCTGTCTTAAGATTGGGTATTCAATCTACCAACATGATTATCAAAAAATAGTGTGAATAGATTATTAGACATATTGAATGACTACGTAGAATTAGGGTTGGTGGAGAGAAATCTTCACACAACCCTTCCTCTTGCCATCTACAATTATTCTCGTAAAACACAATACGAGGGTAAGTGGGATGAAATTACTCTGATGTGCCGAGGTTTGATTATGGATGGCGATGGTAATACAATTGCTAAATCCTTCAACAAGTTCTTCAACATGGAAGAAATTGACCCAAATGAAATCCCAACAGAACCGTTTGAGGTTTTCGAAAAGATGGACGGATCCTTGGGTATTTTTTTCCATTATAACGGTGAGTGGCACATGGCAACCAAAGGTTCTTTTACCTCTGATCAAGCAATTAAAGGTCTTGAGATTGCAAAGAAATACAACTACGATAAGATTTGTGTTCCAGGGTTCACCTATCTTTTTGAAATTATTTACCCTGAAAACAGGATTGTCGTAGATTATTCCAATGATGAAAGATTGGTACTTTTATCTATTGTCAATCCTGAAGGCAAGGAATTGATGTATGATGATATTGAAATGGACGGTTGGGATATTGTAAACAGATACGATGGAATTCGGGATTTTACCGAATTGAAGTCCAAAATTTTACAAAACGCTGAAGGATTTGTTGTTCGTTTCAGAAAAGGGTTTAGAATGAAAATCAAAGGTGAAGAGTACGTTAGGTTACACAGAATTCTCACCGGATTTTCTAATGTGGATATTTGGGAGTACTTGAAAGATAAGAAAGATCTCACCGACCTTTTAGATCGTGTGCCCGATGAATTTGATTCATGGGTAAAAAACACCGTCAAAGATTTAGTAATCAGATACGAAAACATAGACAGGGATTACAGAGGAATATTTGATGACCTAAACACTAAAGGTCTCGATAGGAAAGAATTCGCCGATCAAGCAAAAAGATATACCCACCCATCTATATTATTCAGTATGTTGGACGGTAGAGATTATTCTCAAATTATATGGAAATCCATCAGACCACAATATTCAAAACCATTTTGGCAAAAAGAAGAAGAATCATGAAAATAGAACTTGAAAAAATAATCGAAAACAATATTGTTCACAACACGCTTTTGGACAGACAATCAGTTGAAAAATGTGTCGAGGAATCTTATAATTTAGGTGTTAATGATGTGTTAGATTGGTTATCCAAAATGGATCATCTTTCTGACAACGTCAAATACATTATTGAAGAGTGGAATAACCAAAATAGGTCATGACAAACGAAGAAATTTTAGATGAACTCATGCACGAAGCTTTCCAATTGAAAATTCGTGATCAGGTATTAGATCTTTCAAGGACTTTGAGAGAAAAAAATAATCAGATGACTATGCTAGAATCAGTAGAGTTAGCAATGAACCATATAAAATCTAGTTATGAATAACTTAGACGCAAGATATCAGGCTTTACTTGAAGAAATTATACACTCAGGTGTAAAAAAAACAGACAGAACGGGAACCGGTACTATATCGGTTTTTGGTCGTCAGATTCGCCATAACATGAGTGAGGGTTTCCCCTTGCTCACCACCAAAAAAATGGCTTGGAAAACTATGGTAACAGAGCTGTTATGGTTTCTTCGTGGAGACACCAACATCAAATACCTGGTTGATAATGATTGTCATATTTGGGATGGTGATGCTTGGGCTAACTATCAAAGAAAGACGTTAGAAAAGTTTATGGATGATACCACAATTGCAGGTTATGCCATTACTAACAAAGAAGAGTTCATCAACAAAATCAAAACAGATGATGAGTTTGCAAAGGAGTGGGGTGAATTAGGACCAATTTATGGTAAACAATGGAGACAATGGCAAGGCTGGATGGATCTAAAAGATGGTCTTAGAAGAGGTTCAATATGGTATGATCAAATATCGCGTCTAATCAATTTATTGAGAGTTGATCCTGACAGTAGAAGAATGATGGTCTCTGCTTGGAATGTTGCAGAATTAGATGAAATGGTTTTACCACCTTGTCATTATGGGTTCCAAGTTTTTACAAGAGAATTAAGTTATTCTGAAAGATATAAATTGTGGTTCACTCAAAACTATGAAACAGGAATGGAGTATGATGAAAATAATATTCCTGACTTTGACAATGTTTATTATGAACCAACACCCAAAAGAGCAATCTCCCTGATGTGGAATCAACGAAGTGTTGATACCTTCTTGGGGTTGCCCTTCAATATCGCCTCATACGGATTACTCCTCATGTTGCTCGGCAAATTGGTAAATATGGTACCTGATCAACTGATAGGAAATTTGGGTGACACTCATTTGTATCAAAACCACATTGATCAAGCCAAAGAACAGATTGGCCGTAGTTGGTTTGAGTTACCAAAAGTAGATTTGAACTTCGAGTTTAAATTCAGAGATGGGTATTTGGTTGATTGGGATAAAATCAATGTCAATGATTTTGTTCTGAGAGATTATCAATCACACCCGTCTATCAAAGCCCCGTTATCCAACTAATGAAAGAATTAGACTTACACGGTTATTATCATCACAAGGTTCAAGATGAGGTTGAAAATTTTGTGTTATTAAACTCAAAAGAACTACCTTTGCGTATTATCACAGGTAAGTCTGAATTTATGAAAAACAGAGTTTGTGAAATTTTAGATCACCACAAATTTGATTATTATACTCCAGCTCACAATTCTGGAGAAGTAATTGTCACGTTTGACAAAGAGTTGATGTCATGATATCCAAAAAAATACACTACTAAGTGGGAAGACATTCCCGAGTGTTTTGTTTAACGTTGTGGTATTGGGAAACCGATGTAAACCGACATCATTTTTTTGGCAAAAGTTCTCAAATATCTTTCAGCGTCTTCCAACTCCCAACCTTCTTTATTCTTATTTAGATAATTTACTGTACCTGCAATCATTTTGTCTCTCGCGGTATCGGCCATCTCAAGAACCTTTTGAAACCTTTCATCATCCTCTCTACCCTCACCGTAATACCTATCAATCCACTCCTTACCCCCAATTAAAAAAGGACCGGCCTCGAACATATTGACTGGCCCCGCATCTCTTACCGCAACAAGAAAGTCTCTGAGATATCTCCAATCGAAGTTTTCAAATATATCAGTTGCCTTTTTGAAAGCACTATATTCTGCCGGTTCACGTACCTGCTCAGACATACTTTCCTTATCCAACTTCCAAAAATCAGTTGTTGTAAGTAGACTCAGTTGACTTCCGTTGTCCCAATTAACTCTTATGATTTTTTCATCATTAACGAGTTCAAAAGGATCACGACCAACTCCTCTAACAGTACCTTTTGTACCGGGAGGGACACCTAATTCACCCTCCATATGATAACAGATTATTCTGTCACCTTCCTTTACTTCTGGATTCATCATACTAATAAATATAATTTAAGTATTTATTGTTTGTATGAATTATTTGATATCAGAGTCTCAAATGCAAGTGATTATAACTGAATCTTTAAAAGAAAGATTTGGAGATAATATGAGACAGTTGAATGAAATTACCAAAAAGGTTATTGATGACGTTCAGACTGTTTACAAATTGAATTTCAAATTCCTTTTGACTTGGGGTGCATCTATTGGAGGAATGATAGGTCCTTTGAAAAATTGGGTTGAGGGTAATATTCCCAATCTTACAGAGTATGAGGTTTCTCTTTTAGTTTTAGGTGCAGTTGCACAATTTTACTATGATAACGATAGAAAACTAAAAAATTTATACAAAAAAATATCCGATAAGGGTTTATCTAGCGAATTTGAGGTTGTACAAATAAAGGCGGATGAACTTAGAAGAGCATTTGTAGATTTCATATCCATGTTAGCCATAACCTCTACAAGTATGATCAATACAATGTCATACGCATTTATTTTACCTATATTGGAGGATTTATATCATCTGTCAATCGGTGCAGATAATACTCAAGCTTTAATTCAGTTGATAGGAAAAAGGTTAGTCTCTTCAGGTGCGATGGTCGTGACAGGATCTGTTTTATCTAATCTTATTAAAAAAATGATTCAGAAGTTTCAAGAAAAACGTTAAATGAATATAGAATCATTATTTGACAAATGACCCTGACGAACTTGTTTTTTTCCAAAAGGTAACCCCAAAATACTAGAAATTCCGAAAGAACTGTTATAGTAGATATCATAGTCACCTATTTTCATTTCAGGTTCTAATATTGGAATTATTACCTCATCCATTTGTGATGGTAAATCTTGATCATAAAGAGAATCCAAGATAAAATTCCAAATCATTGTAGAACTTAAATCGGGATTTAATTTCAATCTATTGTTTGTTGGACCGTCAACATCTTCTATGTAGTTAATATCAATATCGAAATGCATAGTGATATATTCATTGTTGTCATTTTGATGGTAGGGTTTTTCTGATAGACGAATGTCGACACCCAAGATGTATGTTTTCTTTTCTTTGGGGACTTCCATTCTTATAACTTTCCATTTCGAAATTTCTTTGTCAATTTCTTTGAGTAATGATTTTCTAACAAATAGTTTTTTAGTCAAATCAGATACTTCAGTATAAATGTCCACAGAATCATTCCCATCAACTTGGAGACTAAGATATCTTAACCTCTCCTGTAAAATGTTATTACAGTCCATGACAAGTTTTTCAAAAAAGTAGGAATGAGGATAAAAATCAGGGATCCAACAAATTTTGAATAGATTTTTTCCATCATCAATTTTCTGAATATCATCGAATCGGTACTTAGAACCGTGATATTCAAATGTTTGACCTCTGAAAAATTTATCGAATATTTTCTTTTCGTCTATCATCTTTCCAATATTTTCTGAACAACTCTTTCGACCTGATCAGGTTTCATTTTATACTTGTGTTTGTTTTTTTCAAACCAATCCCTAACCATTTTTTCCATCGGAATTTTCTCGATCTTGGATCTTCTTTTGAATCCCACTCTTTGGGCGTCAAGCTCATGAGGTTGTGTATAATATTTTTCGTGACTCTTTGGTTCTTTTGGAAAGTCATAAGATTCTTCATGTTGTTTGATGTGTTCCAACTCATGTCTTACAACTTCATTCAATTCTTTCAATAAATCTTGTAAAATGGAATGTGATGGATCAGGTTTGGTGATAATCGTAATATACAATATTTGTTCATCGTCCCAATATTCAGCATCAACGTCAAAACCATTTACATTTTCGTTTTGTTGTAGATCTAAAAAAATTTCGAACTTGGTATCAAGATTCTCAAAATCATAAACTTCTTCTCCTGTCAATTCTTTGGGTAACCCAAACTCCCCCTGTCTTTGGTATTTGAAAAATGTAATTATGTCTCTCACAATTGCTCTCGTGATCACATCTAATCTACCTTCAACTAATAATTTATGATTCATAACAGATAAATAGTCTTTGATATTCATATTTAATTTAGTATATTTGTATCCTACGGAGGTTTGGCAGAGCGGTTGAATGCGTCAGTCTTGAAAACTGAATTACGGGAAACTGTAACTGGGGTTCGAATCCCTGAGCCTCCGCAACTTTTACTCGATGATAATCCAAGAACAAAATTTTTTAACTGACTACGAACTTAAGACTCTGTTAGAAATGATGGATTATAAGTTGTCCTACTTTCAACCACCAAGTGAACCGTTCTACAAGTGGGAAACTATTGACCCTGACGATCCAATTTACACCACCGTATTTTTCCAAAATATTATAAAAAAACAAATATCCTTTCTAAACGAAAAAGTAGAAAGGAGGGAATGGTTAGTTAATTACGTAGGATTTGCATATCAAACTGAGGGATATATTTATCACGCAGACAACACTTATTCAGAAAACCCTGAAGATAGATATATGGGAACCCCTGATGAAAACGGAAATGGTTTCATACCCCCTAAAGGTAGATGGATACCGAACTACGTTCCAACCCGAATTTTTACAACTGTAACATATCTGAATGAAGTTGGTGGTGGAGGTACACATTTCCCAATTCACAATTTAATGGTGATGCCAGAATCAAAAAAAATAGTTGGTTTTCATTGTGATAAAGATCATATTCACGGTGTTACACCTGTAACAAGTGGAATTCGTAAAGCCCTTATTTTTTGGTTTGACTAGCCCTCATTTGACTGTAATTTTATTTTCTCCTATTTTTTTCCAAAAGAAAAATTATGTCTCGATTAGATGAGTTGAAAAAACAATATCCCGAACTGAATATGACGGTGTTCGATATGATGAAAAGATTGGATACTTCGAAGTCCTACAAGTATTTCCCACTTATGTGTAAAATATTTGGAAGTAGATTCAATGTAAAAAATCATTTTCACCCAGATGACTTATCCAAGGGTATGTTGGAAATTCAATCCAATCTTATCTCAAAAGGAATTTCAACTAATGAGTTAACAGATAACCAACTATTTTACCTTCAAAATTATATTTCTGAACATTTCACAAACGATACTTATCAGACTTTAACCCATTTCATGTCCTTAATGGAAAAAGGGTTAATCGAGAACAAAGATGTAACCAGTTATAAAAACATTGATGATATTAGAGGTGCTCTGACATTAGCGTCAATGAAAGAATTAACTAAAGAACTCGAAGGTCAAATAATCAGAGAGTATGAAGATCAGAAGTGGTTAATTTTGAGGCCTTTAACTTTTTCGGCTTCTTCAAAATATGGTACATCAACAAGATGGTGTACAACTTACCAAAGAGAGAAAAATTACTTCGAAAAATATTGGAGAAGAGGTATTTTAGTTTACTTCATCAATAAAGAGACAGGATATAAGTTTGCGGGTTACAAAGGATTACATGATGATCACGAATTTTCTTTTTGGAATGCTGAAGATAATAGAGTCGACTATCTTGACGTTGATGCAGATGATTATTTGTTTCCAATAGTCAGAAAGATTTTTAAATCTAATGCAACAAATAAGAATTTATGTTCAGATGAAATTCAACAACAGGTACACAAAGAATGTGTTGAGGAGTACTATCCCAAAATGAGAGCAATTGAATTTGATATGATAGCGGAGGAGCCTGAGTGTGTATCGGAGCCAGTACCTGTATACGAAGAAAGACCCTCGATAGCCTAGTAGATCCAATTTTCCTCTGAAGGTCTCCACTTCGAAAAACCTTCACAAGTCCAAACTTTAGTTGAATATCTGAAATATGGTATTTCACTTAAATCACCCGATCTAGATGGCTGAAACCATCTAGTTCGGTTGTTTGGCTGAGCAACAAATTGTCCGTTAGATATTTTGGATATGTTATAACACTTGTGTTCATTTGGTGTTTCAGACCATCCACAATCAACCTCATTTGGTTCTGAACTAGCTGTGTCAATTGTAAAAAGATACTCTCCTTCAACTGTCGTCTGATCTTTAAGAGTAGTCAAAGTTTTTGTTTTACGTAAAACTCTTTTCTGAATCACACTTATATTGTAAGAAAGGCAATCCCATAACTGTAGAAAGTCCAACGGGTAGATTACATCTCCCTCTTCAGGTAATCTCCATCTGAAAGCATGTAAAGGTAATTTATCGTATACTGCAGAGAATTTATCTATGTATGTTTCGAACAACAACGCTTGGTTGGGAATACTTTTAACAGTAACCCAATGACCTTTTTCCCATTCTCCATCACCCAAGTAATTACCTTTTTCATCTTTTTGGAAATCGAATAAAAATTTTTTATCTATGTAAACCTCTATTGGTGGAATATTTGCAACTAAATACGACATTATATTTCTTCAATCTCAACAACGAGATTGTCCTTACCTTTAATTACTCTATGCCAGACAAATTTGGGTATAAAGATTTGTTGGTCAACTGATAATTTGTTTGGCAAGTCATCTTCTATTTGGAATGACCATCCTCCGTCTTCGATTATTCTAACTTTCCTGTCTTTCAGATCTTGATGCCATTTCAGCTCAGCGACATCAACATCAGGGGTGAAAGTTCTAACAATTTTACCTTCAATAATTTGCTGTTGAAATGGGAAGTCCATTACCAAGAGTTTTTGCTTGATAATCCTAATTGTTTTGCATATCTACCTACGTTACAAGACCAATATCCTGCAGTAGTTCTATCTTTTTTCTGATCACATCTATGTCTTGCTCTAAAAGACTTGGCAGCGCCTTTATTTCTATTTCTCACTCTTAGATTAGGATCTCCGAAAGTTACTTTCTTCACTCCACCACCGGGTTTCCTAACATATACTGCAAACTTTTTAGGACCACCTGGTGTTCTGAACGGTTTCCCTAAGTTTACTTTCTTACCTCTGTGTTCTGCCTCCTCTAATATTTCTTCTTCTGTCCATGTCTCAGAAATGTATGGTGCATCAAGATAAACATACTCTTTTCCGATCTTAATTTTTTCACCTAAATCAGACTCTACCATCAAAGTATCTTCTTCATTCAATTTGATTTTTCCCTCTTTCCAAAGTTGTCTCACCTCGTTTACCAATTCAAAGTATTTTTCAGAATAAACTCTGAATACATTGTTGGTTAAAGATAGATTGTTATCAACGTGGTACTTCAAACTTTCTGATATCTGAGTTGATTCAGTCAATACCAATGTTTTTTCAACATGCTTTTCTAAAGCCTCCTTTATAATAGATTTCAAATCCATAGTGTCTTTTTTCATAAATAGTTAAAAATTTAAACCAGTTCCTGCTGTCACTCTTCTCGTAACAGGATCAACATCCAATTTTACTGTGAATATTCCAATATCTCTCAATGCACCTACTTTGACTGTAAACATTTTTTTATCAGACTTCGGGAAAGTTATAAAACCAATATCATCTTTGTATCTGTATCTCAGGTTAGTGTTATCCAAACCAACCATAAAATGGAAACCAGTTCTTTTGATTTTTCTACCTAATCCTACGTAATATGAATTGTTTCTTTCCACATCTTTCTGAAGTGGAAATAATTGATTAATTGTGAATCTCGTTCCGTTAACAATCATTACATCATTATAATAATTCCAAATGGTTTTATTTGATACAAAATAGGAATCATCTCTATTGATTGTAACATTAAATTCACCAATAAAATAAGTTCTATCACCTATTGTAAACCATCCACCAACCTGATCCTTGAATGCCGTTGTTTGGAAACCAAATGAAAAATGAACTTTTCTTCCTCTAACTGTATCTTGTCTACCTTCTCTGTAATATATTCTTGCAGGTTCTCTGTAACCCCAATTATTGTAATAGAATGATGGTGTCCAATAATCGAAATACATTGGAGCTCCCCATCCGAACCATCTATTCGGTCCAAAATAATTTGGTGAATAGAAAGGACTTAGTGGTCTTCTTGGTGGTGTATAATAATTTTGAGTTTGTCTACTCGGCGGATCTTGTCTCCAATTACTTATTTGAGGACTCCTATCAACACTTCTGTTTGTATTGTTAGTCGATGATGGGGGTGGAGTTGAGTTGCTTTGTGATGACGAGTTATTTGATCCTTGTCTCCAATTCGAAACCTGACCGATTGATAATGATGGTACCAATGTCAAAAATAATAATAACTTTTTCATAGTTTTTTTATTGAGATGAATGTGATAGGTTAACATCACCTAAAACACAATACTTTATGTTCTGTACTAAACTTGATGTAACAAAATTCAAAGTAAATGATGTTACGGGACTTATTGTTCCGAAGTTAGTTCTATTGATAGAGTCGTAGTTTGTTGATGAGAACCAAAGTACTTCAGTCAATGGTCTGAATCCCGTAATATGCGCAGCAACAAGGTATGCATCACCGAAATCCAAAATACCATTTTTATTGACATCTGCAGCCTTCCATTGTTTTGTACCTGTCATAAATTGACCTGGTGCAATGATAGGTGGCGTCGAGATATTTTGTGTCTCATTAAAAACCAAATTAAAGTCTGATGATGTGATTCCAACTGAAGAAAAAGAAGGAACTAATTTGTAGACAGTGTTCTGTGAAGGTACACTAAATGTGTAGTATCCTGAGGATGTAACCGTTTTGGTCTGAATCAAATTATCTACACCGTTTACTACACTAAATAAACTTATTGTTGGATATGATGATAGTGTTGGTACTGAGATGGTTCCCGATATTGATCCTAAAGAAACTTGATTTGTAACATTCGCACTATAAAAATCTGTAAATGTCTGTTGTTCAGGATTTGTCCATGTACCGAATTCAATAATATAAGCGCAAGAATAGTTGTTTGGTAGATCATTCCAACAATTTCCACCACCCCATTTTGTTACCGCATAATGTTCCCCACCTGCATTGTTTGGTTCACCACCACACCAGTTGTTATATTGACCTGAGATATTACCTGCTAGTTGTCCGTTTTGTGTTTTGATTAAAGTACCATTTTCAGGACCGGCATCCACTCTCCAATAACCTTCTTGTGCTGCATCAGATAATGCAAACCAAATGTTACTTTGTGGTACGTTAGAAAAAATGAAAGATTCCTCATTGGCTGAGGTAATTGTTACCAAATATCCTGTCTGCCCTTTAAATGTCTGTTGCGATGCAAGTGATTTAGCGGTTGTATAGAATTGTCCTGATGAGACTGGTAGGTAGAAGTGACCATTCACGGGATTATAATAATAACCAACGGGGTTCACTGTTGCCGACACAGATATCTGAACATTACCAAGTGTTCCCCCTGTATTAACTTTGAGAGATGCCAATGCATTATTAATATTAACCATAGTTCCCGTAAACGCTATCCGAGTAATGTTACTCCAAGTATTATACCCTGTAGCAAATGAAAGACCTGTGGTTGTTGTGATACTAAATGTTGTTCCGGCAGGTGGGTTTACAAATCCAACTGATGCCAATAATGTACTTGATGCATTGAAACCGTTAAGAATGAATCCACTACCATCTTGGTTTGAAGTATTAAATTGATAAACTCTTGCGGGAGGTGAAGTAATACTTTGCCCGAAAAGAATTATTGGTATAAAAAATAATATTAAAAATACAAATCTCATAAGTTAATTTTCGAACCAACCAAGAAAAAAGAAAGAATTGGAAATTCAGGATTGGTACTCACATTCGCTTTATAGTTTATATTAAACTTAAATCTTCTTGATATTTGGTAATCGAATCCTGATCCAATAAATCCACTAAAATATCTATCAGATACAGTGATTTTATCCACTGATGAGTATACAACTGGTGTGGAAATAACGTAAATCTCAGGAGAAATACTCAACTTCTTCCCCGCTTGAAAAGGTTTAGTATAAAATGCAGTAATCGATGGACTTATAAAAAGATTTTTATCGTCAGGTGTTTTGGTAATCGCTCCACTTATATTGGCACCTGTAATACCATATTTTCCCGCGTTCATGATGATACTATAACCCAAAAATCCGAAAACATTTCCAAAGGAATACGCACCTGTCAGATTAACGTTATGTATAAACTTCAGTGTTCCCTTGTCATTTAATTTTATTTTTGTGTATCTCCC